GGTACTAATGGATCAAGTGGATCTTCAGGAACTGATGGAACAAGTGGAGTTAAAGGTGATCAAGGTGATAATTATAGTGGAGCAACTTTATCTGGGAATAATTTAATATTGACGCATTCTGTCAATGGAGCTGAAAATGTAGGTAGAGTAGTATATGTTGGAACTTCAGGAACTGATGGTTCAAGCGGAAGTTCAGGTTCAAGTGGATCTTCAGGAATTACAGGTACAATTGCAGTAGGAACAGTATCTACTGGTTTAGAAAATACTCCAGTAAGTGTTACTAATACTGGAACATCAACTGCAGCAGAATTTGATTTTACTATTCCTGTTGGTGCAACTGGAGCAAAAGGTGCTCCTGGAACTCCAGCTATTAATGGAACTAGTGGATCTTCTGGATCTAGTGGTGTTAAAGGAGACAAAGGAGCTCCAGGTACAAGTGGTACTGATGGAACTTCAGGAACTAACGGAAGTTCAGGAACTGACGGTTCAAGTGGAAGTTCAGGTTCAAGTGGAAGTTCAGGAACTGATGGAACTTCAGGAACGAATGGAACTTCAGGAACGAATGGAACTTCAGGAACTGATGGATCAAGTGGTTCTTCTGGAACTGATGGAAGTTCAGGAACTGACGGAACTTCAGGAACGAATGGAACTTCAGGAACGAATGGAACTAGCGGATCTTCAGGTTCAAGTGGAAGTTCAGGTACTGATGGAACTTCAGGAACTAATGGAACTTCAGGAACGAATGGAACTAGTGGAACTAATGGAAGTTCAGGTTCTTCAGGAACTGACGGAACTAGTGGAACTAACGGAAGTTCAGGAACTGATGGAACTTCTGGTACAAATGGTACAAGTGGAACGAATGGAACAAACGGAAGTTCAGGTTCTTCAGGAACAAATGGAACAAACGGATCTTCAGGATCAAGTGGATCTTCAGGTGCACAAGGTAATCCAGGTTGGGGTGTTTCAATGCAAGGACAAGTAGCTACATCATCAAATTTACCAACATCTGGTAATTCAGATGGTGATGCATATATAGTACAATCAGACGATTCTCTTTGGGTATTTACACAAGCAGACGGTTGGATTGGCGGTGGTTCTATTCAAGGACCAGCTGGTTCTTCAGGAACTAATGGAACAAATGGAAGTTCAGGTTCTTCAGGAACTGATGGAACTTCAGGATCAAGTGGAAGTTCAGGTACTGATGGAACTTCAGGAACGAATGGAACAAGTGGAACTGATGGAACTTCAGGATCAAGTGGATCAAGTGGAAGTTCAGGTACTGATGGAACTTCAGGAACGAATGGAACAAGTGGTACTGATGGAACTTCAGGATCAAGTGGATCAAGTGGAAGTTCAGGTACTGACGGAACCTCAGGAACGAATGGAACTTCAGGTTCTTCAGGAACTGATGGAACAAGTGGAACTAATGGAACTTCAGGATCAAGTGGATCAAGCGGAACTTCAGGAACGAATGGAACTAGTGGAACGAATGGAACTTCAGGAACTAACGGAACTTCAGGAACGAATGGAAGTTCAGGTTCTTCAGGAACGAATGGAACAAACGGATCTTCTGGATCGAGTGGTTCTTCAGGTTCTTCAGGTCTAAAAGGTAATACTGGTACTTCTAATACCTATGCAACTGCGATGAATCAACATACAAAAACAGATTCAAATGTTGAGCATCATGATTTATATTTAACAGGTGCTTTAAAAAGAGATTTTATATCTGTTAACGGTGTTGGCGGTGTTTATGACATCAAACCTGATCAAGGTGACGCATTCGTATTTACAGCAACTGGTTTAATTGATATCACAATGTCTAATATAGGTTCTGACAACGTAGGTCAATCTGGAACTATAGTAATCATAAACGGTGCAGGTGCAGGATACAATGCATTACCATCTTATATGAAAACACCTTCAGGTGCTGACATTCAATGGGTAACTACTCAAGGTGCAGTATCTATTATATCGTATATTATAATAGATGTTGACGCTGTATTAGTTAACTACATTGGAAATTTTGCGTAATAATAGAATAAATTAGAGGAACAATATGAAGAATATAGGATTTTCAAGAATCGACTTTTGGAGTACCGGAAGTGCACAGAATACATCTAAGGGTACACTTGTAGCTAAGAATACTACTTGGGCTACTTCTAAAACTACATCTGAAAATAGAAATACTTCGAGAACTACTGAAAAGGTACGTAATACTAGTCAATCTACAACAACAACGTGGATAACTACATGGTCAACTAGTAAATCAACTACAACAACTTTCAATACATCTCGTAGTACTAGTACTGTATATGCAACTTCAAGATCAACGACAACATCATGGACAACATCATGGAGCACATCTAGAGAAACATCTTTAGAAACTGATAGAACTACAACAACAACATGGTCGACTTCTAAAAACACGTCGCAATCAACTGAGAGAACTACAACTACTACATGGACAACTAGTTGGACAACTAGTCAATCTACATTGTACCCTGTTGAAACTACTTGGAACACAAGTCAATCCACATCTAGAACGACAACTACAGTATACACTACATATTGGACCACTTCTTGGAATACAAGTAAATCAACGATTACTTCTTATATTACTACATATACAACAACGTGGTCAACTACTAGAGCTACGACAACGTCATATAATACAACTTGGACAACTAGTAAATCGACAACTAGATCTACTAGTCGTGACACTACAACAACTTTTAATACAAATCAGTCAACGTCTAGAAGCACAACGACTGTATATAATACAACTTGGATTACAAGTCAGACAACGTCTAGAAGTACTGAACATTCAACAATAACTAAATTTAGTACAAGTCAGTCAACGTCTCATTCGACAACGACCGTATATAATACAACTTGGATTACAAGTCAGACAACAAGTAGAGGAACAGAACATTCGACAACGACTACGTTTAATACAAGTCAGTCAACTACTAAATCTACGACGACTACATTTACAACAACATGGTCAACTAGCAAATCAACTTCTAGATCTACTACTAAATCGACAACGACAACGTTTAATACAAACCAATCGACAAGTAGATCCACTAAAACAACATGGACTACTACTTGGTCGACTAGTAAATCAACATCTAAAGGAACTACAAGAAATACCACAACAACATGGGTAACAAGTAGACCAACTGAACATACAACGACAACTACATTTAATACGACGTGGTCAACTAGTAAATCGACAACTACTACTTTTAACACTACATGGAAAACTTCATGGAACACAACTAGAAGTACTAATCGTTCTACAACAACTACATTCAATACTAGTCAATCAACTTCGCATTCTACAACAACTGCGTGGACAACTACTTGGGTGACAAGTCAAGGAACTAGTAGAGAAACAAGTAAGAATACAACAACTAGATTTATTACTAGTAGAAGTACAGAACATGTCACTACTACGACGTTTAATACAACATGGGCAACTAGTAAATCTACTACAACTTCATGGACTACAACTTTTGGTACAACTTTCAATACAACTAGATCTACTAATAAAAGTACAACGACTACGTTTAATACAACATGGTCAACTAGTAGAGCAACAACAACTTCATGGACAACTTCATGGAACACAACTGTACTGACTTCCAGATCTACTTATAAAAACACAACGACTACGTTTAATACAACATGGTCAACTAGCAGATCGACAACGACAACGTTTAATACGACTAGATCAACTACGACTACATTTAATACAAGTCAATCAACTAATAAGAATACAACAACTAGTTGGAATACGACTAGATCAACGACAACGACTTGGAACACAACTAGGGCTACGACGACTGTATATAATACATCATGGAATACAACTAAGTCAACGACGACTACGTTCAATACAACTAGGTCAACAACAACGACGTTTAATACAAATAAGTCAACGACAACTGTATTTAATACATCTTGGAATACAACTAGATCTACTACAACTACATTTGCAACCAGTAAATCGACAACAACAACATTTGTAACTAGTAGAGGTACAGAACATTCGACAACAACAACTTATAATACAACTAGATCTACATCAACTAGTTGGAATACAACTAAGTCAACAACGACTGTGTATAATACTTCATGGAATACAACTAAGTCAACGACAACAACGTTTTCAACTAGTAAATCGACGACAACAACGTTTTCAACTAGCCAATCAACTAATAAGAATACGACAACAACGTTTAATACGACTAGATCTACATTAACTACATGGATTACAAGTAGATCAACTGAACGTGTGACAACAACAACATGGAATACAACGCGTTCAACAACGACTACGTTTAATACAACGCGTTCAACAACGACTACGTTTGCAACTAGTAAATCTACAACGACTACGTTTAATACATCTTGGAATACAAGTAAGAATACAACAACAACGTTTGCAACGAGTAAATCCACTAGAACTACTTGGACAACTTCATGGAACACTGCGCGAAATACAACGACAACATGGAATACAACTAAGTCAACGACAACTACGTTTGCAACAAGTAGAGGTACATCACGTGCTACGACAACAACATGGATAACTAGTAAGAATACAACGACAACGTTTGCAACTAGTAAATCTACAACGACAACGTTTGCAACTAGTAAATCTACGACAACAACATATAAAACAAGTTGGAATACTGCAATATCAACGACAACAACATTTGCCACGTCTAGAGTAACTGATAGAAATACTAGTAAATCGACAACAACAACGTTTAATACTGGATACTCTAGATCAACAACTAAATCAACATCATGGAGTACATTAGTTCCTGCAGATAATAGTTCAGGTGGAGGTGCAGGTGTTTTGACTTATTGGAACACAACAGTTACATATAACACATCTTTTTCAACCGCGTTATACGTCAATACATCTAGAGGAACTTCTAGAAACACTGTTGAAGAATGTATAGTTGAAGGAACACTAGTTCATATTGCCGAAGGTGAACAAAGACTAGTTGAAACTTTAGTACATGGTCAAAGTATTTTAACTATGGATGGATCGTTTAATGTAGATAACGTTAGTGATTTAAGTCTTATCAGAGAAGAAGAAGTATACACGAATTCATTATCTAATGAACATACTGCTGTAAATATTTGGAGAGCAGATGTTATAGGAACGGTTAATATAAATGACGGACAATTAAGAACTACCATGGGACACATACACATCATAAAAAGAGATGGTGAGTGGCAAGCAAGGACAGCGGATCAGTTAGAAATTGGTGATGTTATGTTTAAGCTTGACTATGGAGAATTTTTGATAGAGTCTTTAGAAATGGATGAAGTTAATCAATATACAGTTTATAAATTAGACGTAGAACCTAACGATACATTCTTTGCAAATGGAATTTTAACACATAATAAAAAAGATGCATTATGTTCACACGAGGATAAATGTACGCGAGGGCATCCATGTGAGGATAGATTTTACCCTTGTTAATAGAGAATAATCTAGAAGATAAAGAAATGAAATATATAAAAAAATAACAGAGATAGAAAATGCCTACTACTTATTTTAATACAACATGGTTAACTGCTGGCTCTAGAAATACGTACGTATCTACTACAAAGACTAGGTCTACTTCCAGATACACGTCATATAATAGGGTAACTTCGAGAAATACGGCGAAGACTACATATTGGAACGTAAGTACAAGTAAGGCAACGACAACATCATGGACTACTAAAGTTACTACTTCATGGAACACAACTAGGGGAACAACGACATCGAGAAGCACAAACCAACAAACATCTCATGCAACAACAACTACATGGAATACAACTAGAGCTACAACGACTACATGGAATACAACTAGAACAACCGAAACAAAATGGAACACAACTAAGTCAACGACTACATCATTTAATACATCTTGGAATACAACTCGAGCTACAACTACAACGTTTGCAACTAGTAAGGCAACGGCAACAACATTTAGTACAAGTCAGTCAACTGCTAAAGACACAACGACAACATGGAATACAACTAGAGCAACATTAACAACATGGGTCACAAGTAGATCAACTGAACGTGCTACGACAACAACATGGAATACAACTCGAGCTACGACAACAACGTTCAATACAACTCGTGCAACGACAACTACATTTGCAACTAGTAAATCGACAACGACTGTATTTAATACATCTTGGAATACAAGTAAGAATACGACTACTACATTTGCAACTAGTAAATCCACTAGAACTACTTGGACAACTTCATGGAATACAACTCGAGCTACAACTACAACGTTTAATACAACTCGAGCTACAACTACCACGTGGTCTACAAGTCAGTCAACGTCTCATTCGACAACGACTACGTTTGTAACTAGTAAAAATACAACGACTACGTTTAAAACTAGTAAATCAACGACTACATCGTATAACACATCTTGGAATACAACTAGGTCAACGACAACAACGTTTAATACTTCCAAGTCAACAACGACTACGTTTATAACTAGTAGGTCAACAGAGCGTGTTACTACAACTACATGGGCAACTAGTAAATCTACGACTACTACATTTGCAACAAGTAAATCTACTACAACAACATTTGTAACTAGTAGAGGAACAGAACATTCCACGACTACTACATTTGCAACTAGTAAATCGACAACAACTACGTTTATAACTAGCCAGTCAACTAGAACTACTTGGACTACAACATGGTCAACTAATAGATCAACGACAACAACGTTCAATACAACTCGTGCAACGACAACTACATTTAACACAAGTCAATCGACAAGTAAATCCACTAAAACAACATGGACAACTTCTTGGAATACTGTCAGAGGAACTAGTAAAGTAACTAGTAAATCGACAACGACTACGTTTAACACAAGTCAATCGACGAGTAGAGCAACTACAACAACATGGACTACTACTTGGGCAACATCAAGAAATACAACTAGAGGAACTAGTAAAACGACAACGACTACGTTTAACACAAGTCAATCGACTGAAAGAGAAACGACTACTGTTTATAACACGTCATGGAACACAACGAGAACTACGATAACTTCATACACTACTTCATGGACTACTTCATGGAATACAAGTAGAGGCACATCGAAAACTACAACAACAGTTTATAATACATCATGGTCAACTAGTAAATCAACTGTAACTACATTCAATACTACTTGGATAACAAATCAGAATACAACGAGATCTACTTCTAGAACAACAACTACTACTTTTAATACAAGTCAGTCAACTTCTAGAACAACGACTACGTCGTATAACACATCTTGGAACACTACAAGATCCACTGAAACTGCATGGACTACTTCATGGGTGACAACGTTTAATACAAACAGGTCAACGTATAAAAATACAACGACTACGTTTACAACAACATGGTCAACTAGTAAATCTACAACGACTACGTTTACAACTACGTTCACAACAACGTTTAATACTAATCAGTCAACAAGTAAATCTACAACGACTACATTTAATACAACGTGGTCAACTAGTAGAGCAACGACTACGAGTTATACAACTTCATGGACTACTTCATGGAACACAACTAGAGGAACAGAACATGTGACTACTACTGTTTATAACACGTCATGGAACACAACTAGATCGACAACTACAGTTTACAATACTTCATGGACAACTTCATGGAACACAACTAGAGGAACAGAACATTCGACTACGACTACGTTTACAACAACATGGTCAACTAGTAAATCAACTGTAACTACGTTCAACACTACTTGGACTACGTCATGGAACACAACTTATGGAACGTCTCATTCAACTACGACAACGTTTAATACGTCTCAGTCTACAAATCATGGAACGTCTCATTCGACAGTAACTATATGGAGTACATCTAGAGGAACTAACAAAGGAACAGAACACGCAACGACAACTGCATGGACAACGACTTGGGAAACTAGTAGAATTACGAACTACTCACGTACGACATCATGGACTACGCAATATCAAACTAGTCAGTCAACGGTAACTACATTTAACACAACGTGGTTAACAACATTTAATACCAATCAGTCAACAACAACTGCATGGGTGACATCGTGGGTGACAACATTTAGTACGTCTCAAACAACGTCTAAAACGACAACGACTACATTTAACACAAGTCACTCGACAACGACAACGTTTAATACGACTAGATCAACTACGACTACATTCAATACGAATGCAGCTACATCTAAATCGACAACGACAACGTGGTCAACTATTTATAGTGTTACTACTTCGTGGAATACTGCATGGAACACAACAACAACGTGGAACACGACGAGATCTACAACAAGTGCTATTACTACAACGTGGAGTACAGATTACGAAGTGCAAGAAACTTGGTATTCAACTAACGCACCATTAGATGTTTATAATACAAATAGACAATGGAGAGTAAACAGTTATAACGGTAACTAGAAATAACTCAATTAATTTAAAAAGCATACTTCGGTATGCTTTTTTTTTGCTCTAAAATAAATGAGATAAATAATTAAACAAACACAGATTATTGTGTATAACTATTAAATTACTTTTTATATATGGAAATGTTTAACAAAAAGGTTCTAGATGAAAGAATTGGGCCTCTAAAGAAAAACACAAAATTAGAACCGCTTGAACAAGTAGAGCGATACGTTTTAAGAAAATGTAGAGAACTTGGATTAGAACACAGTTATGATGTTATAGCAGAAGAAATGCCATACTTCAAAACAATGGGATATACAGAATATGCCACTTGTTTTTTACTGCAACCACTAAACCTTAAAATGAGAAGAGAACAAGTAGCCGACGCTTTAGCACATGATGTCGAACACGTTTCTGATTGGGTATCTTATTTTAGAGAAAACATAGAAAAAGACCAAGCTAATAAATATCAAAAGCGCAACAAAGACTTCGACAGATATGAAGATAAAAGCACTTTGGTTATTTTACCAGGTTCAAATAAGCTTAAAGAAAACTGTTGTTTAAATAAATTAATTGAAGTTGCTGATAAACACAAAGGTGATGTTTATTTTAAACCACATCCTATTACTACACATGCAGTCATAGGCGAAATTAAAGATTTATTTGGTGAAGAATCTATTTTACCTAGAGACATAGATCTTTATTACTTTTTACAAAAAGCTAAAACAGTATATAGCACACATATTAGTGAAAGCGCATTATATTCTGTTGTCCTTGAAAAAGAAGTTTATCCAATGGATGTGTGGAATAATATAAGTAGAGGATCTTTTTATACTATAAACTCCAGTCTTTATGATAATAAAGAAAGAGGCGCAGAATGGATTAATCAAGTATTTTCTAGTTACAAATCTGGAATTATAAATCCAGCTATTGATGAAGATTGGAAAGGTAAAGTAGATGATTACATGAATTATATGTATGAAAAAAGAGAATATTACAAAGGTTGGTTTATAGACGCTCCACCTAAAGTTAAAAGAAATAAGAACTAAATTATAAATTAAACCTACACTCGTGTGGGTTTTTTTTGCTACATTAATAATGAGAATATTATTTTATGCGGGCTATCAAAAGAATAAATTTGATGGTGATACAAATGAAGGATTAGCAGGAACTGAAATTGCTATAATTAATATAGCCGAAGAGATGGTTAAATTTGGTTATAAGGTTGTGGTTTCTGGTGAAGTAAAAGATTCTGGTTTAATTAATGGAGTAGAATGGATATCAACACATGAATTACATGAAAAATATTTTGATCAGTTTGATTATATTATATCTGCAAGTTATATTCATTTTTTAAAAGAGTTTGAAAAATATTCAGCAAAGAAAGTATTTTGGGCACACAATACACATCATCACCCATGGTGGAATCACGAAGTGTTAGAAGACGCAAACCTTTTAACACAACAAGTTGATCATACAATTTGTTTGACTAATTGGCATAAGAATCACTGGGCACATACATATAATATACCTTTAAATAAAATCTCGGTGATTGGTAATGCCATTGATCCTTCAACATTTAGTGGTACTCCTGAAAAAGTTAAAGGTAAATTCATATATAGTTCTGCACCCGAACGTGGCTTATTAGAATTATTAAAAAACTGGCCAAAGATAAAAACTATAATGCCACATGCAACACTAGACATTTATTCTCCTGGATATTCTATAGCAAATCATACTGACTATTCATTTAATAAGTTTAAAGAAGTAACATATCACGGTAGTGTAGATCAAAAAACATTACATAATGCCATGCTACGTGCAGAATATTGGTGTTATATAACTGATTATGAAGAAACATATTGTATAACTGCACTTGAAATGCAATATGCCAAAGTATTACCTATTGTTACTAAAGTTGCTGCATTAAAAGAAACTGTAAATAGTGGAGTTATCTTAGAAAGAAATGAAACAAATTGGAATCAGGCTATACAAATACTAGGTACACTAAGTAGTGGACTTAAGGATAAATCAATTAATGATGCATATAAATGGTCTAAACAACAAACATGGAATGTTAGATCATATGATTGGAAAAACATATTAGAATCTATATGAAAATAGATAAAATTTATATTATAAGCTTGAACGCTGGAGATCCAAGCATTCAAAGAAGTATTGCCGAGAGGGTAGATCAACTTGGTATGCCATATTCTGTAGCGTGGGAAATAGTTCAAGGTTTTGATGGAACTTCAGGCAATTTATTAGATGGACACAGTGTATATAATTTATGGAATTTAGGATCTGATTCATGGAATGATTGGTGGAAAAGAGATGTTACTGGCGGAGAAGCAGGTTGTGCAATTAGTCACTTAAATATATGGAAAAATATAATAGAAGACAATATCAATTGTGCATTAATACTAGAAGATGATTTTGTTTCAGTAGCTCCACTTACAAATCCAGTTATTCCAAACACAGAATGGGATATTGCATTTTTAGGTAGAAATGCTATATGTCCTAAGGATGAAAAAAGAATTGATGTAAGTAATAAATGGGTAACAGCACTTAGTAGTTATAATACACATGCATATGTAATTAAAAGAGACGCTGCGAAAACGCTAGTCAATGATTACAACTTTCAACAAAATCTAATTGCGCCCGATGAATTCTTAACGGCAACATATACAGATCATAGAAGACAAGATATTAATATACTGTTTCCACCAAAACTTAAAGCGATAGCTCCAGTTAATAATTGGATAGAACAAAATAGACCACACGAAAAATCCACGACAGAACCAAATGATGCCAATATTAATTTATTGAAAAAACAACCTTATTTCGAAATACTAGATGACAGTGATTGGGATTCATGGAAATCAAAGTATGTAAACGAAACAGTGGCTAAGGGTGAATATGATTTAATGATAGATGATATAGGAAATAATATATATGAATTTCCATTATTTACCGAAAAGTTCTGTAAAGAAGCAGTTGCTTTAGCAGAGGTTATGAATAAGTGGACAAAAGATAGACATGAATTTTATCCAACAAATGATGTCTTATTACCAGAAATAGGATTAGATAATATTTATAATAGAGTTATAAAAGAAATAGTTTCCCCACTTTGTATACATTTATGGGAATTAGAAGGTGCAGGTTGGGATAATATGAATACCGAAAACTTTATGGTAAGATATACTACTGATAGACAATCTCATTTAAGTTTACATCATGACTTTAGTCATATTACAATGGTAGTAAAATTAAATGATGAGTTTGATGGTGGCGGCACGTGGTTTCCAAAATATAAAATATTAGCAAATCCAAAATTAGTAGGTACTGCAACTATTCACCCTGGAATGATCACACATAAACATGGTGCCAGACCAATACATAGTGGGAAAAGATACATCAACGTATCATTTATGAGAAAGAATAATTAACAAAACAAAACAATATGAAAAAAGAGATTACGTTTAACGAGATCATTGGAGATGACGGGCATTTAGTGTCACCTGTCTTAAAAAATGGCGCTAAGAATTATTTAATTGATATTGACGGTACAATTACTGATGATGTACCAAATGAAGAACCAGAAAGAATGTCAGTAGTTTTACCATATACTGGTGCTGTAGAAACACTTAACAGATGGTTTGACGAAGGACATGTAGTTACATTCTTTACATCAAGAACCGAAGAAGTTAGAGATATCACAGAAACTTGGCTAAATAAACATGGTTTTAAATATCATGGTCTATTAATGGGTAAACCAAGAGGTGGAAATTATCATTGGGTTGATAACCACATTGTCAAGGGTACAAGATATGAAGGTAAGTGGGCAGATTTAGTTAGAGAAGAAAGAACGATAGAAGTGTTTCCTTCGTAGATATATATTAAATGAGAAGCATATACACATTTGAAGATTTTCTTTTAGAAGCTGATGAAACTGATCAGCTTAAAAAAATCTGTATCGCAGTTTCTGTAGAAATGCCAGATAATAAGTATGTATATGATTCTAAATATAACGTCTCTAAGGTATTTGAATTATTAGATAAAAATAAAAAAGCAGAACCTTCTGAAACACCAGTTCTTAATTATGCCAATTGGAAAATTGAGAAAATGATAAAAGACGGATGGGATTCTAAATTTATTTATAATTCAATTGAAGCTAAACAAAGAGTTTCTTCCAAAGTAAAATGGTGCAAAACTCATGAAGAATCTGAGCATACACCTAAAGTAGTTTTTGATAAATCAAATTTAAAAGAACTTAAATATCCTATCATAGCTAAACCAGATAATAGATATAGTGGACAGGGTATTATGGTTTTTAAAGAAGAAAAGGATTTAGAAGGTGTTGATTTAGATCAGTTTTCAGTTTTCTCAGAAAAGATAAATATCGTAGATGAACTTAGAATTTATTGTTGGAAAGGAAAACCTTTGATGCTAGTACATAGAGTGCCTGCAAATGAAGAAACAAAAAATCTATCTAAAAAAGCAGATGATAAACTGGTATTTAATTACGAATTATCAAAGTCACCTATAACAGAAAATTTAGTTAGTGTTGTTGAAGAATTTTCAAAAGAACATAATGATTTAGATTTTTATTCGGTAGATATTGTTATAGATGATAAAGATCATCCTTATGTTATTGAAATGTCATCAGAACCTGGACCAGTCTTCGGTGTTATGGGACATGTATATAAAGAAATGTATAAGGACTATTATGGAGAAGATGTTTCGGATAAAACTAATAAAATAATTGACGCTTATATAGAAGAGGACATTAATACAACGATTGCTTCAGATGAATCTAGATTCAAAAGAAGATAAATCGAATAAATAAAAAGATAAATAGAAAGAATTAAAAATAGAATTATGGCAGAACCTAATATGAACTGTATGATTATTAATGTGTGGATACATCACATGCAAATAGATGAACTATTCGATTTCTTGAATATGAGAATAGATCGTGCACCATTTTATTGGTTAAATGAAGCATCAGTGCCTACATCAATCACGGGTGGTTATGTTATGATTTCGTTAACTTATGATTCTTATTCTCATTTATCTTCTAACAGAAACTGGGACGAAGCTCCTGGTTGGATAAAACAATAATATGAAAAAACAAACAAACATGAAAGCGTTTCTTTTAAATTATAAAGGAACGAAGTACAAAGCGAACACCCTTATTGGTGTTATTTGGAAGTTTATTACTAAGAAGAAATAAACAAATCCTAAAAAGAGAGTATAAAGAACGTCTAGATTAATCTAGGCGTTTTTTAGGATTAAAACAAATATATGTATACACTAAGCGAACTTCAACAGATGATCTTCATTGACATCGAAACTAGTACACAAAAAGAAACATTCCAGGAGATCATAGATGATAACCCTGCTCTTGAAGAGTATTGGAATATAAAATCTACGCAACTTATTGAAAGTCAGCCAGAAACTCTTAAAGACTTTACTGATCCACATAAAATGTGGTCTCGTATGGCAGGACTTTATCCAGAATGGGGTAAAATAGTTTGTATTTCTGTAGGTCAATTAAAGTTTGATGAGACTGGATTTCCTAATGACTTTAAAGCAATGTCATTTAGTGGAACAGATGAGGCTCAGGTTCTTAAAGACTTTTCACAAACTGCTGCCAAGATTATGCAGAAATATCCTAAAATGAAATGGGTCGGCCATAATATTAAAGGATTTGATTTACCTTATATTATTAAGAGATCATTAATCAATGAGATACAGGTTCCTTCTGCATTTCATTTACACAAACAAAAACCATGGGAAAACTGTTTACTAGACACGCAAGATGTTTGGAAATTTGGCGGATGGAACTCTGCTAAATTAGGTTTAATTTCAGAACTCTTAGGTATTCCATCTCCTAAAGATGCAATGTCAGGTCCAGAAGTAAATGAATATTATTGGAACGATAGGTTAGAAGAAATAAAAACATATTGTGAAAAAGATATTCAAGCGACCGCTAACATTATGTTAAAAATGAGTGGTATGCCAATTATAGAAGCTCTTCCATTTTAAAATGACAACATGTCATTTAATTTGTAAAATATATGACACTAAGTCTTAATGCTTAGTTTGGTATAATATTTTCAGTATACTATACGAGCACGTTGCTCAAATAATTATAAAAAAAATTAAACTATGTTTTACACAACAAACGACCACATTGACAACATTTTCAGGGGAATACAAGAACCTCTATGGAAAACTGGAAAATTAATAAGCGATCATCTTACTGATTTTCATTACGAAGACGGAGTATTTACTATGGCACTTCCTGGATTTTCTAAAAAAGATTTAGACATTGAAATGGAAGGATCTACATTAAAGATCTCTGCAGACATTAAAGAAAAAGATGAAACGCTATATAAGAAATCATTTGAAAAGAAATTTAGAGCATCTAATATTGATGTTGAAAGTGTTACAGCAAACATGTCAGACGGTATCCTAACTATTATGTTAGATAAGAAAGTTAATCCAAAGAAGATTAAAGTAATATAATTAAAGCGGCTTATGCCGCTTTTTTTTGAAAATAAATCACCCAGATTTTTTTATGTCATTTATTTGTGGTATATTAGCAGTATAATTAAACACATAAGATATGATAAATTTAGATTACGCTAAGATTAGCGACGTAGAAGTAGACGGAATAGACACCGCAGATTATCCAGATTTTTGTGATGCATTTATTGCATACGCAGAATATGATGGTAAAGAAATGACAGATGAACAATTAGATGCGTTAAACGAAGACGGCGATTTTGTTTATGAAGCTGTACAAAATTATTTATTTTAATATATAATACATGAAAGAAGACGATTTCAATTTTGATGAATTTATGGAAAATAGCAATAGTGATTTCGAAATGAAACTTGAAGAATACAAGGATCGTATGATTCGATTAGCTATTGAAACTAATTATGCACAAATAGAAAAGAACGGTATTAATGATTGGCATCTTAGGCATATGGATCCTGCAGAATTAATTTCATTAAACGGAACTTTTAAAATGATGCTTGATTATTTTGAAGAAAATGAAGAGTACGAGAAGTGTGCTAATATCATGAAACAATTAAATACTATAGATTCTATTATGTCTCCAAAGCGAGATATATAAAGTATGAAGTATATAAAATTATTTGAAGAGGATAGGGTAGATCTTAAAAACGAAAATCCTCTTTTAATTAAAATAAGGCATTTTGGTGGAAGTGTTAAAAGCCTAGATGATTGGTTACGATCAAAGATAGGTGAAACAAATCCGTACAAAGACACTATAATGGTAAACGGTCCACATATGGGAAAGAAAGATAAATCTTTGCCATATCAAGATTTCCAAAATGGAGAATCGGATTTAGTAAAGAATAATCATGGAAGATAAAATAGCAAAAGAAATAGCGGTTCAATTAAAAAGAATAGCAGACGCATTAGAAAAATCTAATAAAAATTCAGAAACATCTGAAAAAAGAAATGCTGTTATTGGTAAACTTCAAGAAAAAAATCTAAAAGCAGATCTAAGAGAAAAACTTAATTTAGATCAAGCAGATTACACGCCACATCCTAATTCTCCTAGATTTAAAACAGATGATGGATCCTTATAGTGTATTAGGTGTCGATAAAACATCTTCACAAGATGACATTAAAAAAGCATATAGGAAACTAGCCAAAGAATATCATCCTGATAAAAACGATGGCAATGACGAAAGATTTAAAGAGATTGCTGACGCTTATGAAAAAATAGGCGATGATTCTTCGAGGCAAAAATATGACTCAGCTTCTAACTTTCAAAATTTTAACGGATTTGGTGATGGAAATATTAACATGTCAGATCTTTTTGATCAAGTATTTGGTAATGCATTTGGATCCAGACAATCATCTAAGGGCCAAGATTTAAGATTAGATTTACATTTAAGTTTTGATGAAGCTTACGCTGGAACTTCTAAAAAGTTTGCAGTTAATGGTCAAGATATTAAAGTTGATTTTAAAGCTGGACTTAAAACAGGAATGAAACTAAGAGTCGCAGGAAAGGGACAACCTCATCAATATAATTCTACACTACCAAACGGCGATCTAATTATTCACATACATGTGATGCATAATAGTAATTGGATTTTACAAGACAATGATATTTGGTTAGATTTAAATTTATCATGGGAAGATATATTTTTAGGAACTAAAATAAATGTAAATACACCTGAAGGTCCACTTTATATTAATGTACCTAAGAATAGTTATCCTGGAAAAGTTCTTAGAATCAGAGATCGAGGATATCCAATATATGGCACCGAAAAAAAAGGTGCACTTTTATGTAAATTAAATGCTTCTTATTTTGAACTTAATTCCGAACAACTGGAATATATAAAGAAAGTAAAGAGCATAAAAGATGAATGATTACACATTTAGCGACGATAGTAAAAAATGGTTTAGAATATTCGATGGACTCATAGTTAATAATGAGGACATGTTTTTCAATGCATTGTATATGGCCATCACACATCATCCAACTTATGTAATTGCTTCAGATTTAGAAGACGAGCGCAAGATCACTATTTTAGGTGCAATGTTAAAGCACTTTGAAGAAAAAGAAGAATTCGAAAAATGCGCCAGTATTTATAACATTAAAAAACAGATTAAAACAATATGCTAATAATAGAAGTAGATAAGGGAAATATAGAGAAGGCACTGAAACAATATAAAAGAAAGGTTAGAAATACTAAACAAATAAATCACTTAAGAGATCAACAAGATTTCACCAAGCCATCAGCAAAGAAACGTCTTAAGATGCAAAAAGCCAAGTACTTACAATCTAAAAATCAACCGGAATGATATATTAATAAATTATCCTAATATATTGATTCAATTTCTATATTAGGTAAATCGTATATTAATATATACAAAGGAGCAACTAAGTTGCAACTAAAAACAAAAGGTAATTTAAGATGGCAGGCTTTATTTCAAGTTCAGATAAAGATAGTTTGATGAGAGCTAGTTATTACCAGATAACTAGAAATTTTACTAAGACAGTAAATAGATTCATCGCATTCAAGGATACAGATCGTATCGTTGAAATTCCTCATGGAATAAAACAGCGTTCTAAATTTATTGACCTAATGATCAAATACTTCGAATCATTAGAAGAGTACGAAAAATGTACTAAGCTGGTAAAACTAAAAGAACTTGTCATAATGGCAGGGGATTAATTATAAAAACAATTATTAAATGAGTAGAGGAACAGAAAAGCAAACAAGACAATCTAAAAACGGAACAATAGATTCCGGATTAAAACGAGTTACACTTAGACAATCCCAACATAAATACGTAAAACAAATAGAAGAAAACGAAATAACATTTTGCTACGGTCCAGCAGGAACATCAAAAACATTTACGGCATGTTTCGTAGCACTTAAATTACTACAAGAAAAGAAAATAAAAGAAATTATCCTTTGTAAACCAATACAAGAAGCAGGTGAAAAGTTAGGATTTTTACCAGGAACAAAAGAAGAAAAGATCGACCCTTATATGAATTCGTATATTTCGAATATCACTAAAATAGTAGGAGGTCAACAAGCAAAATATTTATTTGATAGCAAAACAATTAGATTTGAGCCACTTGCATACATGAGAGGTGATACGTTTGATGATGCTCTTATGGTTTTAGATGAAGCACAAAATGCAACATTTAAACAATTAATGTTATTTGTAACTAGAATGGGTAAATCAAGTAAAGTTGTAGTTACAGGTGATGTCAGCCAACATGATATTGCTAAACAACATGTAGGTTTACCAGGATTCATAGAGATTATGCAGGGTGTAAAAGGAATTGGTGTACATATATTTAGTAATAAAGATATTGTAAGAGCTAAGATCTTACAGGAAGTTGTACAGAGATACGATGAATGGAAATCAAAAAACGAAAACAAATTTTAGAAACATTTTAATGATTCCGTATATAAGTACTAAACATACTATATATGGAATCATATCAAATCTTATTAAAGCACAGCCACTCAGGAAATCCAGACATAACTGAAATCGGATTAGACGAAGCTGGAAGAGGTGCTTTATCAGGGCCAGTAACCGTAGCAGCATGTATCATGCCATATGGATTTCAACACGAACTTGTTAAAGACTCAAAATTATTAAGTGAGCCCCAAAGAGTAGCTGCAAGACAATTGGTTTTAGATAACTGTATTGCATACTCTATTAAACACGTCAGTGTTGAAGACATTGAAAATACTAATATTTTAAAAGCAACATTAGAAGGTATGCGCAGGTGCCTAGAAGATGTAAAGGATAATTTAATTGATTTTGATTTTATTCTTGTAGACGGAGATCAATTCCATGGATTTGATGGAATTCCATTTGAAACAGTAGTAGGTGGAGATAATACATATGTATCAATTGCTGCGGCTTCTATTCTGGCCAAAACAGAAAGAGACTTGCTTATGAAAGAATTAAGCACTGATTTTCCAGCATATGGTTGGGGGTCAAACAAAGGATATGGTACTAAACAACATAGAGATGCTATATTAAGTGAAGGTGCTACACCTCATCATAGAAATTCCTTTATAAGCCATATGTTAACTAAAACCAACACATTATTTTGAGAGGATTATTAATAGGAATGTTATTGTTCCTTGGTGGACAAACATTAATTTGGTTTCAAACAAACGGTCAATTTATAAATCCTTGGATGAAGAAAAATCCACTAGCGATCAGTATCTTGGGAGGTACAATTATTAGTTATATGTTTATTAAAGCAACTGCACTAATTGCGGGTTATTATGACGGAGCGTTATGGCCAGGAAGATTTATAGGATTTTCAATGGGCATAACATCATTTGCGTTTTTAACATGGTACTTTTTAAATGAAGGTATTAATATTAAAACTGCAGTTTCTTTGTGTTTAGCATTCGCACTTATTTCAGTACAATTATTCTGGAAATGAAGAAATTAAAATTACCTTGGTTAGAAAATGATAAACCTACAAATGTAGTAGTTTATAGAAAACAAAAGAATAGTAGCACATACTATATGATTGTCACCAATATTCACGTTGACGTTATTAATAACGGAAGAGCAACGAAACCAATCGTAGATCATAAATATGAAATTGTAGAATTAGGAATAGGTTTTAATTTCATAGAGGAATGGGCTAGAAAATATAATATAAAAACCCCAAAGGTTTTAGTTAAATAAATTTTATGAAAAGATCAATTAATATTATTAGCACTTGGATAGGTGTATTGTTAGGATTAGTTATAATAGCAACTGTATTAACAATACCAACACAATATTTATGGAACACGTGTTTAGTTCCAGCAATAGATGGCATAAATGCTATAGGATTTTGGCAGGCATTAGGACTTAATGTGTTATCTACTATCTTATTTAAGGGTTCGGGTACTCCTAAAACTAATCCTGAAAAATAAATTAAAAAAAGTGCTCTCAGATTTTTTTATGTCATTTATTTGTGGTATATTAGTACTATAATTAAAAAGCGAAAGATATGAGTTACACAAGATTTGACAGACATAGCTGTTTTACTTCAGAAATGAGAACTATGACAATGGACATTATCAATGCCACTGAAAACGACGAGTTTACAAACATGGCCTATGGGCTTTTTGATGGATATTTATATGATGCTCTTTTACCTAAAGCTATAAAATTAGGTGTGAGTAAAGATATAGAAAACAAAATCAAAGGCTTGATCAAAGCCATTGAGATGTATTTACTTTTAACAAAACCAACAATAAAAACCACATAATATGGCAACAAAGAAAATAATGTACTTGGATATGGACGGAGTATTAGTCGATATATTTAAAGCGTGCGAAACAAAATATGGTAAAGACTTAGTTCCAAATATAGGTGAAATTCTAGATGCAGATCCTGAATTATTCTATGAAGCTGAGCCAATTCCTGGAGCTATTGAAGCTTTTAATAAATTAGTAGAAGTATTCGACGTTTATTTATTGACGACTGCACCATGGGAAAGTTTAGGTTCTGTTAAAGCAAAAAGATTATGGGTTAGAAAATACTTAGGTAAACCTGCTTATAAGAGAATTATAACTAGTCATCATAAAAACTTAATGATTGGCGATTATTTAATCGATGATAGAACTGCAAATGGTGCAGGAGAATTCAAAGGAGAATTAATTCAATTTGGTACAGAAAAATTCCCGAACTGGGAAGTTGTATTAGATTATTTAAAAGTTAACTAAAATGATATTTAAAGAAAACACAGACGTGTTGTTTGACACACACAAAAAAACAAATAAGATTACATTATCTTGTACTAACGAAGTACAAATTGAAGGTGCTAGGAATTTCATAGAAAATTTTAGAAGTTGGTTATCATGTTTCGAATGTGAAGATGAAGTACAAACAGATTTATTAAAACAAATAATAGATGATGTTGAAATTACTTTTAGAAAGAAGTACCAGGAAATTGTTCGTAACTTTTAAAAATAAATCACACCAGATTTTTTTATATCAAATATTTGTGGTATATTAGTAGTATAATTAAAAGTTAAAAATATGAATAAATTTAATGTAAATGAAGTAAGGTGTAACGGAGTCGGTGGCTCAGGTTACCAAGCAGTTCTTAAACACAAAGACGCAATCCAAGGGATTTGTCAAGATGTTAGAGATCTTATAGGTATTGAAAAACTATGGGAACTAGCAACGGCAGAACCTAATGTTGATTATCATCAAGGAACAAGATTTAATTCTGTAGAAGATAATGCGTATAGACTTATTACTGGAATTGCAAACCACGTCTCGGAATACATTCCAACAAGTGAATTGATCGAGATGCACGTAGGAGCTATTTTACCGATGTTAACTATGGAAGAAAAGGTAACACTTGTTGCTGATGCATGTAGAGATTGCGCTAGCGCAGATCATTGGTACACTTTCGAAAAAGATTGGGGATAAGATGACTATTGAAGAAAGATACGATCGTATAGACTCTGCACCATACGTTATATTTCAAGACGATAAAACAGTACACACTGTTGAAAGTATAGAAATATTTGAAGACATGGTTATTGTAGAAACAAATACAGGTTGGTTATTTAACGATATGGATTTATTTACCCTAGAGGAAATGGTAGATATCGAAGAAAAAATAAAAGATTTATTAAAATAAACGCACAAATACTTTTTTATGTCAAATATTTGTGGTATATTAGTAGTATAATTAAAAGCAAAAGAAATGAAAAAAGTAATATTTGATTTAGACGGAACTTTGGCTCTCATCGATAAGCGAAGAGCTATTTCTACAAAAGACAATGGAAAAATAGATTGGGATACATTCTTTGATCCTAAGAACATTGATCTTGACCAACCACATGATGCTGTAATTAAGATGGCACAAATGTTAGATGCAGCTGGACACATGATTGTTATTTTTAGTGGAAGATCTAAAGCCACTAAAGATGCTACTACAGCTTGGTTAAAAAAGTTTGATGTGCCATTTAATGTATTGAAAATGAGACCAACTGGTAAAGATTTTAAGTTTATGCCAGACGATGATCTTAAAAAGAAATGGTTTAACGACTTATTTCCAACACAAGATCATGTTGACGATGTAGTTTGTGTATTTGACGATAGACAAAAAGTAGTTGATATGTGGAGAGATATGGGTTTAACTTGTATGCAAGTTGCACCTGGTAATTTTTAAAATAAAACAATATGAAATTCAAAGATTTAAAATTTAAGAAACAACATCACGGTGGCATCGGAGCTACTGCAAAATTTAAAGATGTTACAGTAAGTATTCAAGCTGGTAAGTTTGTTTACAGTACTCCACGCGAGGACTTAAGTAGTGCTAGTAAATTCAGTTCATTCGAAGTTGCTATATGGGAGAATTCTGAGGAAGGAAGTTTTGTCACTGATAAGTTTTTAGACACTAATGACGAAGTTGCTGGATGGACTGGTAAAGATGACATCGATAATCTTTTACAGAAACTAAGTTAATGGGAATAGAAGGATTATTTTTAACAATTTTCTTAGGAGCATTTGCATTCGTAATGGGATGGATGAAAGGATGTGAAGACGAGCAATCGAGAATTAGAGAAGCTTTCAGATCTGAGGACTACACATATAGTGGGTTTTTAGATGTTCTAGAAAAATACGAACAAGAGAAAGAAGCTGCTAGATATTGGGCTAAACACGAAAAAAAGAAAAGAAAAAGAAAAAACAAATAATATGATTAAGGATATACAACCTCAAATTCCCTTAACCAAAGACGAAAGGGGTAATTTACAAATTGACAACGAATTCGTAGATCTTTTTTATAAAGAAACCGAAAGAAATTGGAAACTAGTAAGAGAGCGAGATGGTATGACTAAGTATTCGAGAGATGTATTATGGGTGGAGTGGCAAGAAGATGGTACATTTAAGGAGCAGTTTAAGGAGATTGCAATAGGAAGAAGTTTGATTATGTCACCATTCAATGAATATTATACGTGGATGACAACAGTGTTAACAGAGATTTTAGGATCTGATGAAACTTTTGTTAAATTTAGAACTAACAATTCAATATACACATTATACAAAACAAATGAGTAGACAATTTACATGGTGGCGCAGATTTCACGGAGTTGTTAAATTGCCCAAGAAATATTTATTTAAAGGTGCAAGTGAGCTTCAACAAAGAATAGAATTTGGTGAATATGAATTCAATCATTTGGGCAGAGAAGTATACTTAGAAGAAAGTATTTACGAAGCTAAAGTTGAGGCTATTAAAAAGGAAAGTCCTTGGTTAAATGGTGAAACTTTAATTGAAGCTATAGATTATGATAGAAAACAATATAATAAGCGTAAAGCTATTATGATGAAAAATCATTTAGAAACAGAGCAAAAACTTCTTTGGAAATTGGCTGAAGATTTAGCCAAGGAATTTGACATGACAAAAGAAGAAGTGTCAGATATAATGGAAATATTTGATGGCAGCACTAGAGATTTATATTTTAAATGTAAAAGTATTGCGTTAGGTAAAAAGTTTGATCCAGAAAAAATGCAAAGATTTGTCAACGAGCAACCTCGACACATTCTAAAACCTAAAGAAAGAAAATACATTAAGCTTTGGACTAAATTAATTAAAGAACATAATTGGAAAAGGTATTTAAACTGGGAACAATTAAACAATTCATAAAAACCACATATAACTTAAGTGACTATTAACACACTTTCATATTATCTTTTATTTGGTGTCATTGTAAATGCACTATATGATTTCTTAATTTCTACAATAGACAGAGAGGATTTAAGATATAATATGCTAGAAAGAATTTTAGTGGGTCTCTTTTGGCCAGCATATTTGGTACTACTTACTATTAACTTTATAATAAACTATATAAATGGAAAAAACAAATAATTACGGATATTGTTGTATCAATACTACTTTACAGAAATCTGAAAAAGTTACTACTAATCGTAGCATGATTAAACGTACGTTTGCAGCTAAAGGTATTGAGTATGCATCAGAGCTTGCATTATTAAATGTAAAAGATTTAGTTAAAGTAATTAATTGGAATAATCGTAATGGCATCAAACTCTTTCGTATTAGTTCTGACATGTTTCCATGGATGAGCGAGTATGAATTGTCTGATTTACCAGATTACAATAAAATTGTGAATGTTCTTAAAGGTGCTGGTAAAATTGCAATGGATAATGGCCAACGTTTGACATTCCACCCTGGCCCATTCGATGTATTGGCATCGCTTACACAACGAGTAGTTGACAAATGTATTATTGATCTCAACAAACATGGTGAAATTATGGATTTACTTGGTTTACCAAGAGATCACTCTGCACCAATCAATATACATGTCAATACCACACAAGGTGGTAAAGAAGAAGCAATGCAAAGATTTGTGGATAATTTCAAATTACTTGACGATTCTGTACGTACTCGATTAGTTGTAGAAAACGATGACAAAGAAAGTCAGTACACGACTGAAGATCTATACGAAGGCGTATTCAGTAAAGTTGGTGTTCCTATCACATTTGATTATCATCACCATTGGTGCCATCCAGGTGTATTATCGCAAGAAGAAGCACTTAAACTTGCAGCTAAATCATGGCCAAAAGGTATCAAACAATTAGTGCATTATTCTTCATGTCAACAATTACATGAAGACGAGACTCAAACGAATAAGCGTGCGCATGCAGATTATATTTATGAGTATATAGAAACATATGGCCTGTATCTGGATATTGAGTTAGAAGTAAAAGCAAAAGAATTGGCTCTACAAAAATATTTGAAACAATATCAATTAGAGTTAGTATAACCATTATAAAAATTAGTATATGAAAAAAATTAAAAATGTATTGAGAAAATTGTCTAACAGAGCAGTTGGTGTACAAGGAACATTATTCTTGGTATTTGCCATTGTATCATTAATTGCGGGCCAAGAATCTACTAGATTTTGGATGTTTATGATAGCATCAATCGTATTTAGTGCATTACAGACAATCATTGATCAATTAAAAGAATTAAATAACAACAAATTATGAGTTTAAAAGTAGACGCTCTTAGAGCTAAGTATGTCGCTATGAGATTAGAGGCAATTGCAACATTAGAAGTGTATTCTAAAAATGCAGTGGGAATTGGTGAACACCCACAAGTCATTGAAGAAATGGATAAATTAGTAAGAACAGTAGCCGATGCAAATGGGTATATAGAAGTTCTAGATCAAATTTTCGTTGATAGCGATGAAGGTACACAAGTAGGCAAAACCGGTCAAGTAAACGGTTAACAAAGTCTCAACTAACCATGAAAATGAGGTTCTAACGAACCTCATTTTTTTTGCTTTAAAGTGCAGTTAAATTTAAATGATATATAATACATGAAACATATTAGAACATATGAAAGTTTTATTGGTGAAGGAAGATCTGCATATGACGGATTAGCTTCTAAATTAACTAAAGCTATATTCAATAAATGGGTTAAATCATATAAAGGCGGGAACGCTACAATAAATTATGGAGACCAAATTGAAGAGAGAGGTTTAGAGTTTGATATTGAAGCTACTATTGATATTGATAAAAAATATGAAGGATTTCAAGTATTAGATTCAACAGGTGCCGATGGCAGAGACGATGATGATCACGGTGACTTTCAAACACCTTATATTATTATAGACTTTGCTTTAAATCCTGAGTGGATTCCAGGAGAATGGTCAACAGTATATTTTCATTTAGCGGATGTTGTTCGCCATGAAATGGAACATATTACACAAGATGGGATTGACACTGGAAATTACAGAAACGGCAAACCTAATGAAGACGATAGTGAACTAAGAGCCTATATAAAAATGGGACTTTTACCAAAATCTCAATATCTAATGTTACCTAAAGAGGTAGATGCTAATTTACAAGGATTAAGATATGAGGCTAAGAAGAGAAAAGAAAACATGAGTGATACTGTTCGTAGATATTTAGATACGCAACAGGAACAGGGTGTTATTAACGACGAAGAAAGAGAACAAGTATTAGATCTTTGGAGACGAAGAGCAGCAAAAATAGGAGGTATACCTAAATTTTAATATGAAATACATAAAACTATTCGAAGAGTTTACAGCAAACAAGGTATCTTGTGATAACTGTGGTTGGTCTTGGGAAATAGAAGACGGTGGACACGATGTGTTTATTTGTCATAAATGTAATCATGATAATACACCTATTTTAGGAGAACAATTTATCTTACAGGAATTAGAAGATCAATTCAATATAGAATTAGATTTATATGATAACGGTAAATACTTACAACTTAGTAAAATAAAAATACAAAAAGAGGACCGAAATAAAGGAATCGGTTCTAAGGTTATGTCAAGAATTACTGACTATGCCGACACACAAAATTTAAAAATATATCTAACACCTTCTAAAGATTTTGGTGCAACTTCTATTTCTAGATTAAATAAGTTTTATAAAAACTTTGATTTTGTCAAGAATACAGATAAAAGCCAAACTAAAGATACTATGGTTAGATTACCAAAATAATAAAAACAACATGAGCAATTTTAACGATTTCCTAGGAATGCAAGCCGCAAAACTAAACATGACAAGAGAAGAGTATACTGCATACTATTTGTCAGAAGCAAAACCTGGTCCAAAACCATATCACAGAGGATTAGATGACGATGAGATTGAAGATAAAAAAGATCAGATAAAAAAACAATCAGACATGGATGACGATGATTCTAGTGCATATAAAGAAATGCCAGGTGATAAAGAAGCTAGAGAAAAAGGTGAAGTTAAAACATCTAAGCATGTAAAGAAATATCATGAATTATATGGTGATAAAAAAGATGAGTCAGTGGATGAAGCAACATTTAGACCAAACTCAGGTACTATGAGTGGAGGTACATATACTTTAGATAATAGAAAATATAAATTAAAAAAAGATATTGAAGGTGTTCAAATTGGTAATTATACAAATATAGTGTTACCAAAGGGAACTATTATATACAACATTCCGGGCGGTGTGTTTGCAGATCACCCTTCATTAAAAAGATACGAGAACGGAAACAACAAATATTTTAACAAACCAACATTTAAGGGAATTTCTATTATAAGAAAAGAGGAAACTATCTTTTCAATAGATAAAAATTCAAAGATATTAGAATCAGTAGTTACTGAAGCTAAAGCATATAAGTTAAAAGCTTCTGAATTCGGTGGAGATACACACTCAGCACCGTACAACGTAAAGGGCGAACCTACATGGAGAGTTCATAGTACTTATGCTATTGATCAAGTATCTGGAGAAAATGATGCAAGTGAAAGAGACGTAGTTTTCTTTGAAGCAATGCCTATTAATAATGACATATACATTAAGATTGGTGGAATCAATAACCTTAAAAGAACTAATGGTTCTACATACGGTAATAACTTTGGCACTACTATTGAAGAATGGAAAAAGGATCCAAAGAGAATTGCAAAAGAAGCTTCCGAGTTTCTTACTGATGCAACGCATCTTAAATGGATAAACAAAAAAGCAAGAAGTCAGGGTCAAACAATTAAATGGGCTTTGAAGGACGATTACTCTAGTGTGATTGTAGATCTAGTTAATAAATCATTAGGTCTTACTGAATCTCAAGTTAATGAGTTTTATTTTGAGAAAGATGAAGAAGAAAGATTACAAAAATTTGTAGATCAACTTTCTTTTGGAGATGAACTAGAATACAGAGATGGTTTTTCTACAGGTCGTGGAAGCTTTCCAAATACAAGACAACTTAAAAATGAATTAGATTCTAATTTTCAATTATTACTAACTCAAAAATCAGGTAGAAATTGGGATCTTTATGTTGGTAGTGATGATTTAGTTTTTCTTATACAGCCAGATTTAGGTGCAAAGAATTATATGCAAGTTTCAATAAGTAGTACTAAAGAACAATGGAACGATGAGTCTAGTGTTTTTGCTAGATCCAATGGATATTCAGTATATGAATCAGTAGTTAACGAAAGAGCTAAACACACATCAACTGATTTTTCTAAACCAGGTAATGATGGTGATATTTACTTTTCAAAAAGAGAAGGTGATGCCGTCGGCGTTAGATTAGGAGATAAATTACAAATGATTTATGTTTTTCAAGAAGAACCTAAATTAGGAAGAATTCAAAAAACTGATAAACGTTGGGAAAACATGGGTCCAGCTTCTGAAGAACTTTTAATTGATTTAAGAGGTAGAGAAGAAGGTAAAATATTATTTGACTTTGTTTCAACTCTTGAAGAATCAGTAGTTAATGAAGAAAAGATTAAATATGCTAAAGGAAAAACATATCAATCTTCTGGTCATTGGACTGTACAAGTTGATAGTAATTCAAGTATGTGTGATATTAGAGTAAATCATTCAGCTGGTTGGAGATTAGATCCACATGATGATAGAGAAGAAACTTGGGAATTATTAGATAATGGAAGACAAAGAGCTACAATATATTTTAAATCTGGTAATATTGATAAGTTTGCTAAACAGATGTTTGATCTTAATGATAGAACAACTTGGGGTAATAAAACAAAATTAACTGCTAAAGATTATGCAGATATTATTAGAGTTTGGATCGATATGAAAATGGCTAATGAAGGTAATTATAACTTAGAAGATATTTATGATTTAATAGCACATCACAGATTTGATAAAGATTATAAAAAACTTTCTTCTAAAGACAGAGAGTGGATAGAGAATGATGCTGAAGAAAGAGGATTCGTAGAATCTTTATCACCCAGATTTTTTAATTCTTTATTAGTAAAGTTAAACGAAGATTTAATTACAGAAAGTAAAGTGCCTAATTTTAAATTCGGTATGAAAAAACAATATGACGCTGATGATATTAATCAAATGTATGGTTTTTGGGGAACTCTAGATGTTCATATGGACACTTATGAAATTGAAGAAATATGGAACGATGTATGGGGAATATTGACAAGGGGTTGGAAGTTCTCAGATGCTGGAGCGCTATATTATCTAAACGCAAAAGCTGGTAGATGGTTAGCAGATAAAGTATGGAACGATATTAATTCTCAGATTTCTCAACCAGATGCCATTGATATGATTTTATCTGATTATGCTAGACCATCTAAATGGAAGGCATGGTCAAAAGAATATAATACATTTGCTCAGGAAGAATTGGCAGAATGTGTTATTCTAGAAAAGGCTGAAGGCGATAGAGGTCCAATCAGTGATCCTAAAATTGAAAAAGCACTTAAGACAAAATCAGAAGAAACTGGTGTGCCAATTGGTATCATTAGAATTATTATGAGAAGAGGAATGGCAGCATGGAAAACTGGTCATAGACCTGGTGCAACTGAACAACAATGGGGATATGCTCGAGTAAATGCATTTTTAACAAAAGGTAAAGGAACTTGGGGAGATGCTGATAAAGATGTCGCTAAAGAAGTTAGAGATGAAGGTCATGATGACGGGTTAAAGGAACAGAATTACTTTGATCAATCACACAGAAAACAAAATATATAATACATGAAGTATATTAAATTGTTTTTAGAATCTGAAGTCAGAGATGACGATACTTACAGCGATTATCCAGAAGCGGCAAAGAAAAATGCTCAAATGGCAATCGATTGGAAAGAAAAGTATGGTCGCGAAGAAGTGGACGCTGGAACTGCAGTTGGTTGGGCAAGAGCACATCAATTAGCTAAAGGTGAAAACATATCTGGAGATACAGTAAAACGTATGGCTTCATTTAATAGACATAGAAAAAATTCATCTATTAAACCTGAATTAAAAGAAACTCCATGGAAAGATAAAGGTTATGTTTCTTGGTTAATATGGGGTGGAGATGAAGGAGTTGATTGGGCAATGGAACTATCTAAAAAGATGAGTAAAGTTGAAGAAATGGTTAGTGTTTTATCTTTAGATCAATTTATTCTAGAGAAAAAGAAAAGTAAACCAAAAACAGATAAAGAAAAAATAAAAGATCTTTCTAAAAAACAAAAGAGTTTATCTAAGAAAAACAAAGATTTTATTGAGAAAATAAATAAGATGTCTAAAGATAAATCAAAAGAACCAGCTGATAAAATAGAAACGGCATTGTTAAAATCACAAATGCAACAAACTTCTGTTGATGGCATGAAAATAGCTGTTCAAAAAAACCAATTAGCTTTGAAAGCAAAGCTAAAGACGATTAAAAAAAGATCAAAGGCATAATAATATGAAATATATTAAATTATTTGAATCATTTGTAAATGATAAAGAGATCAAGGACTGGGAAAAAGATAACGGTAAACTACCGATTCCCAAGAAGATCATAGAGATATCTAAGGATATGGCAAAGGAAGGTTTTATTAGAAAAGATACTAAGGCGGTTCAAGCTAAATTATGGATTGGATTAGAAGGAATTTCATGGATAGAAATGAAGCAAAAGTTTGGAGATATAGTAGGTAAATTTTATGGTGGAGAATTCTATAATGCTATGACAAACCCTATGGCAGAAAAATCAGCCTATTATGCATATGAAGTTTCGAAGCATGTTAGTGATATGGTTGCTAATGAAGAATCAGTAGAACCTGCTTACTATCTAATGAAAAATTATTTTAATTCATTTGGATTAAATATTAACAGAAATAAACTTTTCGACAGAGCAGAAAGAGAACTAGATGCATGGATGAAAAACAACAAAATAGAAACGTTATAATATATTAAGATATATAATAAAAATCAACAACACAACATGGACAAAAAAATATTATCATTCGAAGAGTATGCTGCTAATAAAAATCTAGCAAATACTGACAAATTGGCTGAAGACGAAATCGAAATCAAAGTAGACGGAGAGTATGAAATCGAAGTAGAAAAAGAAGACGAAGACGAAAAAGAAGCGGAAACTGAAGAAACTGAAGAAGTTGAAGAGGCTGAAGAGGTTGATGAAGATTTTGAAAAAAAATTCAATTCGGCAATGGATTCTGTGGATGATGTTCGTACAGAAATTGAAATGACATTAGAAGACACACCTCAGTTAAAATCATTCTATACAGTAGATGCCCAATTAGATAAAGCACTAGGAAGTTATAGAAAAAAAATTAAGCGTATATTAAGTGCAGTTTCGGAATCAACTAATGAAGCAGAAGAAACTGAAGAGGTTGCAAAAGCGGTTTCAGAAATGATGACAGAGGCATATGAATCTGCCGTCAAAGAAGCATGTGAATATGACAAAGATGACTATCCTGACCACACTGTAGAATCATACCTTAAAGAAAACGCAACATTAGCTGCAACATTAGTTGCTCAATCAGCAGAAGATGCGAACGCTGAGATACATGGAGAAGGACTTACTAAAGAAATGTACGAAGCATGTCTAAACGGTATTAAAGAAGCTTATAATAAAAAGATTGATGAGCTTAAAGAAATGTACGAAGCAAAATAATCCAAGTATCATCGGATTAAACTTTTTAAAGGGTTCATGTATAATACATGGACCCTTTTTATTTAAGAGACAATATGCCTAGAATTCCAGTAGAATTAATATACATGCAAATGGCTTACCAAATAGCCAAATTATCTTACGCTAAACGTAGACGCGTTGGATGTATTATTGTAAAAGATACTCAGATTATATCAACGGGTTACAATGGTACGCCATATGACTTTGATAATGACTGTGAAGAGGAACAAATCAGATATGTAGACAATCCTGATCATATGCAAATTCTAATAGAGAAGGGATATGAATGTGAAGGTGTTTGTTGTTCTAAAGAGGTAACTAAACGAGAAGTATTGCATGCAGAATCAAATGCGTTGGCAAAAATCAGTAAATCTACACTTTCTTCTGAGGGTGCAGATATGTACGTGACCACATGTCCATGCTTTGACTGCGCAAAATTAATTATTCAATCAGGTATTAAGCGAGTATTTTATTCAGAAGACTATAGAGATATGGGCGGAGTAGAATTATTAAAGAAAGCTGGTATCGAAGTAAATGAAGTTATATGTTGGAACGATCTATAGATCAAATTATTCAAAAAACATTAGACGAAAATGTATTTGGAGAATCTTTTACATTTAGAAAAGGACAAAGAGAAATTGTTACTAAGATATGTGAAACATATTTAGAGGATCCAAAATCAACATTAGTCATTGATGCACCCACTGGTGCTGGTAAATCACTTATAGCTATGTGGTCAGCACATGTATTAAAAGAACTTGGTAATAGAGGCTATATGGTAACTAGTGACCTGAGTCTCCAGGATCAATATGAGTCTGACTTTTATAAATATGGATTACGATGGCCATCAATTAAGGGAGTTGATAATTATGAATGTTCTGTTAATGGTCTGCCATTTTCCCTCGGAGATTGTAAACTAAAAGGAATGGGATATGAACAAGCAGAATCTTTATCATGTTATGGATCATGTGAATATCTTCAAAATAGACGAAGAGCGATAGATCAACCTATCTCTTTATTAAATTATTCTTTTTGGTTAATTCAAAGAAATTATGTTGAGGCCAAAATGGAACAAGAAGAAAGAACAGTGCCATTTGAACAACGTGATTTTGTTTTCTTTGACGAAGCACATAGAGTTGACGATATAGTTCAAAGTCATTTTAGCCCTAGAATAGATCAAACTATTGTAGACAAAATGGTAACTTTAAATAGATTTGCAAGTAAGCAAGGATTTCAAGAAGCCACATATACAAAAAATAAAATACAACATCTTGTAAATGAAATGATGTCAGGTGACAAACATGATGTGTTTTCGGCTATGAGTGAATTTGAAAGAATATTGCACGGTTTTGGTAAAGTCAGAAAGATTGCTAATAAATTAGCTAAAAGAAGATACGGAAATACTGGAGTACCAAAAGATTGGCAAACTTCATTTGGACATTTTGATAGACTTAAGGACGTTCATTGTAAAGTTGAAGATTATTTAAGTTTGATCAAAGAAGTTGGAATTGATAAAATGGTTTTAGATCAAAACGAACATGAAGCAAAATTCATGTGTGTAGAAGAAAGTTTAATGATTAATAAATATCTACATGAGAAGGCTGACTTTAAAGTTTTTATGAGTGCAACTATTGGAGATCCTAAGGCATTTGTTAAGATAATGGGAATTAAGAACGCTAAGTTTATCAGAATGGACAATGTGTTTAATTATGATAAATCTCCTATTGTATTTGTTAATAGACATAAGCTTTCGTTTAGAGAAAGAGAAAAAAGTTTACCTAAAGTTGTAGAAATCTTAGATCAGATTATATCTAAACATAAAGGTCAGCGTGGTGTTATACATACTGGATCTTATGCATTTACTAATTTTATAAAACAAAATTCTAAACATACATTTAGACTTATGGATTATGAAAACTCCAAAGAGAAATCGGTAATGTTAGATTTGTTTAAAAAGAAAGAAGGTGCTGTATTGATGGGACCTTCGTTATTAGAAGGTTTAGATTTAAAGGATGATATAAGTAGATTTCAAATATTCTTTAAAGTTCCATACCCATCATTAGGTGATCCTTTAATTAAAGCTAAAATGCAAACGTCAAATGAGTGGTACGATTGGAAAACTGGAATTAGCATTATGCAAGGTGTTGGAAGATCTGTAAGAAATGAAAATGATTGGGCAGTGACTTATGTTTTAGATGCATGCTTCAGAAGTTTGATATATAAACCAGGATTCTTCCCTCCAAGTTTCACAGAGAGGGTTAAGACTATAAAATAAAATCTATTATTATGAAAAAACTACTTGCAATTATCTCGTTAATTATGTTATCATCATGCGGAGCCAGTTGGCAATTGTCTACGCTTAACCATGATCCAATATATGAAGACGAAAATTATATAGTGGTTTCAGATGATGTTAAGATAGACACATTAAGTGAATTTCAGTTTAGAAATAAATTAAGAACAGATATAGGTTTTAGATTGGACTTTGCACGATATGCTTTGAGTCAACCGAGATCGTTTGATTGGAATAATAGATTACTAGGAAGGCGATATGATTCTAGATGGAATAACTATTATTGGAGTTTCATAGATGGTCACCATTTGGATATGATAGATGGGGCTATGGAGTCTACTATGGTTGGAATAATCACGGTTGGGGATATAACAACTGGATGGGCAATGTTTATTATGGAAATGGTTACTATAATAACTGGGGCTGGAACAATGGGTTCTATAGTAGATATAGAGGTACTAACGTGCCATACTATAGAAATAGATCAAATACGGTACGTGTTAATGGTCGAAGAGGTTCAATTAGTAATGAAGTAGTTAATAATAGAAGAGTTAGAACTAATACCAGAGTCAATACTAACACTAATACTAGGACTAATACAAAACCTAGAGTATATCTAAATCAAAACACACCAGTTAATAACAATACAAAACCTAGGGTTATTAGAGAGAAGCCGAGAGTACCAGTTATTAGAAACAATAATACAAGACCTAGGAATAATACAAGGCCAGTAATTAGAAACAATAACACAAGACCTACATATAACAATAACACAAGACCCACGAATAATTCTAGACCAACTACGACAACTAGAAAAAGTGGATCTAATACTAGAAGAGGTAACTAAAATAAAATAAATGGGATTTAACAAATTATGGCTTCCTGAAGTAGAAAGCCTACAAGAACAACTAGAAAAATTAGGTGAAATAGAATTTGGTAAACATTGGCTGAGACGATTTCAAAAGTCTGATGCCACTATTGGATCAAACGAATCACATATATTTATTAAACCTTTTACAGATTTCGCATATAATGAATACAAACAAATATTTGTAAAAAATGAAATGGATACAGATATTAATAAATAAAATCATGAGTAAAAAAGAGACGAATCAATTTTATGTTTGGGTTAAATCAGAAAGATCAGGTGAAGTTGTAGAGATATCTGAAATTCAAACAGATAAACAGTGGTTAGAATTTACAGATGGTACTAGATGTAACATAAATGTTGTTACAGAATTTCTACTCCCGGCTTCTGATATAGATCAAGCGCATCAAATAGCAAAAGATTTTGGTGGAATTGTATCTGAAAACACAGAATCTGCAAGACCAGTAAGACCAAAAAGAGATGCAGAACCCGAAGCTGCAAGACCAGTAAGACCAAAAAGAGATGCAGAACCAGCAGCTGAGGTTAATGTAATGCAAGAGATGCTCAAAAAAATGAGTGCAAAAAACAAAGCTTCTATGCCTGTTAAAATTAATATTCCTTCTAAAGAAATATATGCATTGCTTAAAGATCAGATGGACATCACTAAAAAAGACTTGAATGGCCAAATTGGAGCGCTCGTAGAAGATCAGATAGATAACCTAAGAGAGCAGTTAAAAGAACAAATCGAATCATTTATTAATAATTATTATAATGGAAGAACAAACAACACAAGCACAAAAGACAGAGACGCAAGCGATTCCTAATCGTAGAGAGCGTAGATACAGATTAAAACAACAAGGTGTATTAAAATATCTTAGTAAAAAGAATTTCTTAGATCCTATTCGTGCAAACTTCAGAGCTGAAAATATGAAAACTGGAGAAAAGATTCAATCTATAAGAAGGGAAGCTATAGATAAACAACTAGAAGCTGACTTCATGATTAAATTAGAAAGCATGAAAGAAACATGGTATGAAATTGGATATAACTCTAAAGAAATTGAATTATTAGAAGAGGCTGCAGCTATTCACTTTGCAAAAGATAAATCTACTTGGAAAGATGATAAAAAAGAAGCAAAAGAATTAAGAAAAAAAGCTAAAGATTCTTTAGCATCTAGAAAACAATAATATATGTTAAGTATTGGTATTGAGCCCGCAGATAATGGTGTAATAAAAACACTAGTAGATGATAACATCAATGGAGGTGGAGAAGACTTTGAGGCTCGTCAAGTTTATGAATTTGAAGGGCCAATGAAAAGATCAAATCAAGTTAAGTTTTTAAAAGATTTAATATTTGATTTAGGAATGGACGTAGGAACTGAATTAGACAATGATCTTCTTCAGATATATGTCGGATGGGGTGCACAACACATAAGTACGTCTGACAACGAAATTAAAAATAAAATCCAAATCTTAGAGAAAGAAATCAAAAGACTTGGATCCATGTTAAAATAATGAATGTAAAAATAGAAGGAGTTTGGTGTAAAACAAGGACAGAGTTTGATAAGTTGTCTAAAAAAGGTGACTATGATTTGTCAGTGTCTTATTATGATATATTTAATCGTTTGATTAAAAGTGATCCTAATAATGCCGAGCCTTCTAATATTATTATTTCTATATACATTAGAAAAAGTATTCAAAAGGTTTTATGGGATTTAGATGAAAAAGAAGAACGCGATGATGTTAAAATTCTTTACATGTTTAAATCCTTAAGTGCAGATACCGTTAATGGTTTCAGAGACTTTATTAACTCTATGGTTGAAGAAGATTGTGAATTAGATTTACTTGTGGTTAATAGATGCGACTTTCCAAAAACAGGCGTCTTAAGTAAATTTGACAATGTTCGATTCATAGATAACAATGATTAAACACAAACTCTTTTCTAAGGGTGATCAGATTCATGCCCTTATTTCTACTACACAGCAACCTAACTTATTAATTCCTGTTAGGGCTACAATTTATGATGTTAAGTTTGATGACGTAAATCCTCAATATCAACTTAGAATTAAAAAGTTCTATGATCCAGTATATTTCTTAAAAAAGAATCTTTTTGGTGGACGATTTATTAAAAACTTTGAGGGAAAGGACACTAAAATAAATTTAAAAAGAGGTTTATATTCTACAGTTGCAGATATTGAGAACAATATATTCAATGGTGCCAAATGGAAACAATATATGATTGTAGTAGACTCTGTGTTCTGTACGAGAACTCGGGTTGAACAAGAAAATCTTTTTAATAGAATACAAACCTTCCATGTTGAGATGAAACTGAAAGAGTTATATGAGCTAGTAAATAGATCTTCATATAGAAACGGTGAATTTTATTGGCACACAAAGGGTGAATACGTAAAATCTTTACAAAAATTTTTAGGAGATAAATATCCTAAAGATGACAAATGGTCTGATAATCTACTATATAGACCTGATACCGATGAGATGGACAACGTTGAATGGGTATAAATATATTATCCTACTATAATACGTAGATATATATAAAAAAAGAAATTCATATTTATGTCTGGAATTGGTAATGATGCAAATTTTATTTTTAAGAAGGTTTTAAACGTTGTTGATAAAACCACAGGTTTAGAAGTATCTGAATATTTTTATGATGATACTGTAAATGGAAGAGAAGTTATAACTAGAACACCAAAATCCGGTGCTCTTGATTCTCCTAAACCATCGGCAGCAGACCAGAAAGGAACTGGAAAAACAACTTTAAGTCAAGAAAGTGTTTTTGGAGAAGCACAAAGCGGAAGTTCGTTGTATCCTGAAAAAGGTGTAGATTCCAGAGCATATCCTATAAAATCCGTAGTGAGCGGTGAAAAAGGAGACACATATGAAGACAAAGGTGAAACAGTTACTTTTGGAAAAGCTCCTCGAAGTTTATTTAATAATTGGACATTACATAGATATCAAAACAGGGTAGGTACAGTTTCAGAAGACTCTGGTACAGAATACAATGGTAAAACATATAATAAACCAGTAACTGCTGCATTAGCACAAAACTTACAAAAAAATCCAACAGCAAGAAATATTGTAGAGTATTCACAGTCTGTTGGAGGTGCATGCTTCTCTTATAGTTATAGTGATTTTATTCAAATGGAACACTATGGTCAAATATCTAATGATTATTTAGTTACACTTAGAAGATTTGCATATCCTGTAGGTGATGACTTATTAAGTCCTAAAACTGCAGGAACCAAAGGTAAAAAGGTAGATTCTTCTGCACCTGATTTGGCAAGAGCAGTGACGTGGTTATCTCCAGGTTTAGGTAATGATTTAAAAGAAATATTAAAATTCACAACAGGATATCAATGGAAAGAAGCTAAATCAGAAATACAAGATGCACAATCAAGACAATCTGATAGAGGTGCAGCTGGAGCCGCAATTGATAATAGTAAATATGGAGCTGCGATTGAATCAGGATTAAATGGTTTTACATCGGTTCAAGCTAAAAAACTTAGAAATGCAGGTAACGTAGATCACACTAAAGAAACTTACCCAAATAAAGTATTTGGACCTCTTAATATTATAGATAAAGTTCTAGCTAGAGAAAAAGGACTTAAATTTGAACAAGAATTTAAATTATCATTTCATTATGACTTAAAGGCATATCCAGGTACTAGTCCAAAGGTTGCATTTATGGATACACTAGCCAACGTATTGGCACTTACATATAGTAACGCACCATTTTGGGGAGGAGCTACTAGATTTTCTGGATCTGGTGCAACTGGAAAGCCATTCGGTGATACGGCTTTATTAGAGAAAGGTGATTATGCTGGTTATTTAGGTTCTATTGCTGACACTCTTGCAGGTATGGGTGGTAATTTTATGGATCAACTTAAGAAAACTGCAAGTAATATTAAAAACGGTGAAGGTATTAATAAAATTCTAGGTGATTCTTCTATTCTTGAAAATATCGTAGGTGGAGGTTTAATGAAAATGATGGGAGGACCTAGTGGTGGTGATGTAATTAAAGCTTTTTTAACAGGTGATCCTACTGGAAACTGGCATGTGACTATAGGTAATCCAATGAATCCTATAATGGTATGCGGAAACTTATGTTTAGAAGATACTAATTTTTCATTTGAAGGACCACTCGGTTTTGAAGGATTTCCTACTAAACTGAAAGTTGAAACTACTTTAAAACCTGGAAGACCAAGAGATAAAACAGATATTGAATCTATGTTTAATGCTGGTCGAGGTAGAATGTATTTACAACCAGAATGGGGTGAAGGTGAAGGAATAGACATAGATGCAATGTTAAATGTGGATGCATATGGAGATAAATCTGGAAAAGGAAATCTTGCTAATAAACCATATATGAGTAGATTATCTGATATGTCTGCTGGTTAAAATAAACTAATAGGATGGAATTTAAAATATTTGTAAATAAAAAAATAGGAGACGGTAAATTATTTTTAGCTCAACCTACTATGCTGTTCGGAAGTTTAAATCCCGAAGATTATGTAATGGTTGCTAAACATATCGTTAAAGATGATGATTTAGTAAGACCTGATAGAATTGCTACTGAACACTATGGTACTACTTCAGGATTAGACATTATATTAAAATTCAATGGTATTTCTGATCCTTTTTCTATTAACGTAGGTGAAGAACTTTGGATTCCTATGGACACTATTCCTTATTTTAGATTAGAATCTCCACAAATGTATGAGGATAATCCTATTAAGAATCAGTTTATAAAAACTAAACGATTAAGTAAAACTGATCAAAGAAGATTAAAGGCACTTAAAAAGAAATATAACAAAGAAAACTTATTGCCACCTAATGTTATTCCAGTTGGTAGAAAAAATTACGAGTTTGATGGTTCTAACATTAGATTTGGTATGGGACCACAAACGGATGCCGTAGTTGATTCTATATTATCTGATATTAGAAATCAAGATAAATTTGATAATTCTTCAGATGAAGAAGCAACTGTAGCTGAGCTTATAATAGATGCAAATGACAATTCACAATTAACAAACAGTAGTGGAAACGGAAGCGGAAGTGGAAACGGAGGCGGAAGTGGAAAATTATATGAAGATCTTTTATCTGAAAATAGTGGAGTAGTTCAAACTGAACGTGGTAGTGGAACGGGTAGTGGAACAGCTAATGGAACAGGTAGTGGAAACGGAGGCGGAAGTGGAAGAACAGACACTGCTGATAATGTAGGTGGAGATGAACCCGATGGAACTGCACCTGGAAATGCTGACAACAATCCAACAAATAACCCAGACGCACCTTGCTCTAAATAACATACTATATGGAATTATCTAACAATATATTAGCAGTTGTAGAACCAGCGATTAGGCCAACTGAGATCAAGATGGATGCACTTGCTGAAGAAAAGAAAGACGAGGCAGAGTACAAGCAATCTACTATGGTTGCAACTCTTAAACCATTTATACTTATTAATGGTTATCAATTTGCACCGACTGACGTTATACGTTTTGAGTTAAATTTAATGGGTGATTTACCAGAATGTGAAATTGAATTGAGCGACGAAGCTGGAAAATTTGCAGTTGGTAGTTATCCAAGAGATGGTGATTTCTTCACAATACTTATAAATTCTAAAAATCAAGAAACATTTAAATCTATTCATATGGATTTTGATATTATAAGCTGTGAATCCCCAAAAGATGGAAATGTTGGAACTGCTGTATTTGAAATATTTGGAGTTTGTAAAATTCCTAGAATGCAGGCCGAAGATTGTAGAAATTTTGAAAGTGCAGATTCTTTAACTCATATGGAAGAAGTAGCCCGAGACTTAGAATTGGGTTTAGCAACTAATATTGATGCGGCTGACGATGCACAGTCTAGAATTATGGCGTTTGAACCATATCTTAGTTTTATAAAAAAGATAATCAAAGAAAGTTATATAGGTGAAGAATCTTTTCAAAAGTTTTGGATCGATCCATACTACTATATGAATTACGTAGATGTAAATGCATTGTTTAATTCACCTAATCCACCGATAGAAGAATTTGCTGAATCATTGGCTTCAGCTGCTGAATCAATGGTGGCTACAACTGATGCTGAAAAAAATGCTAAAACAGGAAACGACATTGAGGTACCATTACTATTGACAAATCATGTTGCTTTTATGGGAAATAGTTCATTTATAGAGAAATCTAATATATTAAATAATTCTGCAAATGTTAGTGCAAAAAACGGATATGCCAGAGAAGTAACTATTTATAATAACAACGGTGATGCTGGTGAGAGAAAACAAGAATTTAGAATAGAGTCTTTAGGTGGAAATGATTTAAAAGAATTAGAAGAGCCACTAAAGGGTAATAGAAATGATAAAAGACATATTGATCAAATCAAATATAAGTATATTGGAAGACAAGAGGCCGGTGATGATGGATTGGGTAACGTACACCCCAATGCTGCATTTTCACAATTGCACAATGCACAAAATGAGGCTGAAACACAAAAAATGAAATTAGAAGTTACTTTAAATTCATTTAATCCATCTTTATATAAATATCAAAAGATTCCTGTTTTAATGTATATTACTAACCCTAAAGCCATACAACAAAACGAAAGAATTAAAGGTGATAAAAAAGAATTAGGCATGGATAAAGATGAGCCTTTTGGATTGGAAGAAGCTAGTGAAGATTTAGCAGATGTTGGTAAAAATAGTCCAAGTCAATCTTTAGATTCATTTTTGTCAGGTTATTATATAATTGAAAGTATTATATATGAAGTAGAAGAAGATGTCACAAAACAAACAATGATACTTCTTAGAAGAGAATGGCCAACAAGAACAGAAAATCTAATTAATCCACCTGGACTTGAAGATGCTACTGATGAAGAAAAAGCAGATAATGTGGCTGAAAATAGCCCGGAACCAGCACCTGAACCAACTCCAGAACCAACACCAGAACCAACCCCAGAACCAACACCAGAGCCTACACCAGAGCCTACACCAGAGCCTACACCGGAACCTACACCAGAGTCAACGCCACATGTATATGAAATATTAATAACTGGTAATATGTTGAGAATAGTTGTATTTGATGCAAGTGGTGCTGAAGTATATAGAGGTGACCCTAGAATTAGAACAAATACAATATTAGATGAGGGCGGAGTTGTAAATGAAGCTAAAGCATTTTTAGATCCATCGAAACAAGACCCTAACGTCCAAAATATGCAAAAAAAATAAAGATAAATAATATATGTCAGACTTTAAACATATTAACGAGTTTAGAAAAGGTTCTGTTTTAAGTAAGATCAGTGAAGATCCAACTTATCTCAGTTTTTTCTTTATGTTTGATGGTGTAGATAGGGAACATTCTCCTTTATTGGCAGGTCCAGCAGAAGAGTATCTAGAAAAAATGGTAGATGCTAATATGGGTACAACGTATGCCAAAAAATTAGCTAATTTTAGAAAGGTTCTTTTTAAAATCAATAAAGAAATGCCATGGTTTTGGCAAAGTGTTACAGGTTTAGAGTTAGTTGAGACTTATGGTAAAATGGATGAGCCATTTAGAGGACAAGAAACTCCTAAGATAGAAATAGAATGTTTAGAAGAAAACGTAGAGTTAACTGCAGTTGCATTGATGACACTATATAAGAATGCATGTTATGATTTTAGAAGATATGTAGAAATCTTACCTAAAAATTTAAGACACTTTAGAGTTTGGACTGTACTTTCAGAAGTTAGGACATTTCAACAAAGTACGGTCGCTAGGGATTTGAACTTATATGGCGCTGAAATGCCAGGTAATGAAGCAGGTACTTCTGTTAATCTTATTCCTAGAGCTAAGGGTTATGAAACTGCAGCTGGTAGAAATGCTGGTAAGTTTGATGCTCCATTAGTTAAACAATATACTGCTGATGCCAAACCACATATTATGTTTGAATTAGGTTTTTGTGAATGGCAAATAGACACAATTGCTGGCATATTTGCAGATCAATCTAAAAACCCTGAAAAGAAAAAACCAAAAGTATCATTTACTTGGAATACTGGCTTTATGTCAGGTTCTAAGTTTGGAGAAAACATATCAGAAGAAGAAAAAAGTCCATTATTTCCGGATGCAAAACCAGATGATGGTTTATATCCTAATCAGCCTTTTAATCCATTAGCGATTGCACAAAATGCAATAAGCGATAAAGTTAATGGACTTGCAGGTGGTTTAGTAAATAGATTTAATAATTTAAAAAATGGTTTACCAGGATTTGGTAATAATCCTTTAGGTAGAGTTTATCCAGAAGGTTTAACAGGAGCTGCAGCCTCTTTAGCAAATAGAGGCATGGATGCTGTAAAAGGATTGTTATTAGATAACGTACATGGAAGTACAGGTTTCTTAGGAAGTTTAAGTGATATTAATAGTGCGCTAGAAGCAGGAAGTGTAAATGCTATTTTAAATTTAGCTGGACAATTAAATCCAAATAATACTAATGTTCCAAGTAATGGGAATATTACACCGGTTGGTGTATATGATCCAGGAATAGATAGTTCCCCTGATTTTCCAATTAATCAAAAGGTATATGATCCTGTTGCACAAGAACCAGAAAGTCAAAACATTACACCTGGAAGAATTCATGAACCTGGTGTTGATAGTAGTCCAGATGATAACATTAACGAGAACGTACACTCATAAGCATGAATGATAAAGAATTAGTTGAAGATAATCTAAGAGAAACTCATTGGTTAGGAGAAGTTGTAGTAAACGAAGATCCTTTACTTAATGGTAGATGTCGCGTAAAAGTTTATGGTAAATTTGATAAACTGACAGATGATGCTATTCCATGGGCAACTCCTATGAATAGAGATCAAATTGGATCACATGCTGTTCCAAGAGTTGGCGATATTGTTGCAGTTAGATTTGATAACGGAAACATATACCACCCAGAATATTGGTTTCAGATTGATCAAAATCCAGATTTAAAGACAGATATATTGGAAGCATCTGATGCACCACATGACGTAATTAGTTTAGTATATGATGCAGAAAGAAATGTTAGAATATATCATTCACCTGAAGATGGCTTAGTTATTACTCGAGGGAGTGGAGCCAAGGAAAGACCGATGATACAGATAGACGAAGAAGGATTCATTAAAATAAGCACAGATGCGAAGATGTTCTTAGACTGCGGTGATATATTCGTTTCAAATGAAGGTGAACCAGGTGCTGATGAAACAGAGCCAGCAGTGAGAGGTCAATCTTTACAAGATTGGTTACAAACATGGTTAGATGATTATAATGCACATATTCACCCAACTGGAGTTGGACCATCTGGTCCTCCCATGCCACCTACACCAGCAACCGTAGGTAAATTATCAAGTTCTCATATTAAGTATCAACAAAAGAATAAGTAGTTATGCCTGCACTGTGGCCAACATTCATACCAAATTTAGCAGCTGATATTGCTGGGCGAGAATTTACAAAACCAGGTGGTGCTATAGTTTCATATGCTCTTCCAAAGGTTGGTGTTAATCAAGTTCCTATTTTTCCTCCATCTTTAGATCTAATAAAATCTATTAAACCTGGAAATCCACTAAACGTATCATTAACAACAGATCCTACTGCAATGATAAATGCTATTAATCTTGCACCTCTAAGTGGAAGATATGATTTTGGTGTAAGAGTTGCTGAAAGATATTTAGAAGCTGTAAAAGGTTTAGCAATGACACCGTTTGGTGCAACGCATACTAATAATCCTGCTGCTGAATTTCTTTTAAAACAAGGTTATGGCTTAGTATTTGAACGATTATTAAAAGAGGGTGATATTCCATTGCAAGATCAATATGATGAAGATGGTAATTTAACTGAAATGGGTAAAGAGTCACATCCTGATTATGCTGATTTTTGTCCAGATCCAGTTGAGGAACCAGATCCAATTGAGGAACAAAAGAAATTAGATAAGAAATTTAGTAAGTTTATAGACGAGTATAAGAATGATTCTGCTATGGATTTAAAAAAGTTTAGATTTTTTGAATTTCCATGTTTAACTGGAGATGAATCGCAAGAGGATTTAGAAAAACTTTTTGCTTCTAGATTATTACAACAATTTAGCGGTATTACAAACGTAAACACTAAATGGGAATTCTATATTTGGTTAGCATGTCTTGGTTCAGAAAACTATAGTAATTCGAGTGGATTTGGAGGAAACTGGTCGGGTTTACCATATCCTAATATTAGTAACGAAACTAGAAGTGATATTGAAGATGCAGGTTATAGTTGGACACAGCTTGCTAATAATGTAAGTAGCATATGTGTTGAAGCAATTCATGATGCACATCCAGGTGAAGAATCTGAAAGTGCATTTTTTAACACAAACGCACTAAGACAGAGAATTCAAAAAGATGCCACTAATGAAATTGTTTTGCCTATAGAATTAGAATGTCCACTAAATAGGTATAAAATACAGGTTGCATATGATTACGAAACTGATAGTAAAAGACCTAAAATTTTAACATCACATGTTATTGCGACATTTAGTTGGTATCCTGGTGTAAGAAGCGGATCGTTTAGTGCAAATGCAGAAGGTATTGTTACTAATGCTCCTAAATTTACAAAAAATAATAATTGGGTTAAATCAAAGTATAGAGATCAAGAATTAAAAAATGGTTGGCGCAAAATTCCAAATGCAATGAGCAACGCTAGAACACCTGAACATGTGATTGATATAAACCCAACATCAGGTGGAACTATATTTAAATTTCAAAGACAACAAGTGATCGACGCTAAGGCCGCTGCAGAAGAATGTGATGCTGCAGAAGAAGATAGTAATATAGATTATACTTGGCCAGGTGGTGATCCTTATGAAGAAATGGCAGAAATAACTATTGCATATTGGTATGCATGTTTAGTGAAACCATTTACACCATCTCCATCTGCTTTGCCAGCATTGATTCCTCCTCCACTTACTGGAATTTATATTCCAATTTATTATGGTGGTAAAAAAAGATTGGCTAAGAATTTAAGAAGAGCATGGAATACCGGGAAAACATTTTCAGTTATTCCTGCTCCAATGCCACCTGCATTAGCAGTTTCAACAGCTGTTGCGGCTGCGTATATGTTACACTTATTAGAATTTAAATTATTATATCTTGGTGGAATTCCTACACCTGCTGGACCAGTGCCAATGGTTGGAATTGTTCCTGTAGTATTCTAAAAAATAATAGGATATATATTATGTTACACCTTTAATATAAAAATAAATGAACAACGAAAAAAACAAAAGGATCAGAATTGGGGAAAAGACACCAAAAGAGACCGTAGTTGAAGAACTAGATGTAAAAATCGAAAACACAGAAATTGAAGAAGATGCTAATCAAGCATTTTATGATGAGAACGGGGAATTCATGTGGGATGCATATGAGTCTACTTGCCCGTCAAGAACAAGAAAACCAAATCCACACATTAAAACCAAAGACGGCGATAAAGTCTACTCTAGGGAATCTTATGCCCAAGAAATGTATGACATGCTTACTGCACATGATGCTAGTATTGGACAATTACTGACTGTAATTAATCCTGGTGAAATTCATGAAGGTAAAATTTATGCAATTAATTCTGAGTTTATTAGCGTTGATATTGGTTACAGGGAATTGATCTACGTCAAGTATGATAAAGAACCTGCTGAAATTCAATCGCTAAAACCAGGTGATGACACCGCTGTACTAATTACACAATTGGGTAAAAACTCACATATTGTTGGTAGTATTAATGGTGGTGTTAAACACAAAGTGTTTATGGATCTTAGAGCTGCAGTTGAAGAAGGAAACACAGCGTGGGTCGGTACAGTTACAAATATGATTGAAAATGGAGGTTATATGGTAATGGTACAAGGCATAGAATGTTTTATGCCAGGATCTTTAGCTGGAATTAATAAACTACATGACTTTAGTTCTATTATTGGAACGGAAATGTATGTAGTTCCTGTTAGTTTCTCACCGGATAGAGGTACGTTAGTAGTTTCTCATAGAAAATATTTACAAGCTTTAATACCTGGAGAAATTGAAAACTTAAAACAAACACAAGGTGAAACAGTGACTGGAAATGTTACGGGTACTGCAAAATACGGAGTATTTGTAGAATTTAATAAGTGTTTAACTGGTATGATTCATAATAATGATTTAGATGAAGATACATTAGCCAAGTTTAGAGCCAGAGAAATTAAACCAGGTGATGAAATTTCATTTATGGTTAAAGATATTATAAGTAATACTAAAATAACATTAACTCAAAAGGCAAATATAGTTGTTAATCCATGGGTAGATATTATTTCTAGATATCAAATTCCTTCTGTGGTACAAGCTACTGTTAAAACTAAAAAGGATTACGGATTATTTATCACAATAGAAGATGGAGTGACTGGTTTGCTACATGTTAGCGAATTAAGTGAAGAAGTAATGAGCGTATTTAAAGCTGGTGACCCTATCACGGTACAGATTACAAGAATCGATGTTGATTCGATGAAAGTCTTTTTAAAGATGCCGCAATAACTATTGCAACGAGAGTGTGATATATAATCAAACGGTAATATCATAATCTTAGTATGCAAAAATTAACTATAGATTCTCCGAGAGAATCAATCCTAAACGCAGCACTCATGGGTGTTGAGTTTGAGTTCTATTCTAACCTCGATCTAGAAGTAACCAGAAAAGCTCTGGAAAAACTTCTAGATCGAAAGATTAGATTAGAAGATAAAGCCCATTCTGATTTTGTACCATCTGCTGAAGAATTTAAAATTGAGCCAGATATGTCTGGTGGTAAAGGATTAGCAGAGTTGGTTACGGGACCTATCTCTTATAGAAATGCCAGATTAGTGGTTATTAAGATGTTAAAATGGATATCTGAAAATGGATATACTAATGACAGAGCATCAATTCATATAAATTTATCTTTCGATAAAAAGTATCTCGAAGATAAAGATCTTGTTTCTAAAATGAATGTTCTTAAATTTATTTTAGAATTTGATGAAAAACAAATCTATAAGTTTTTCCCTGAACGTGAAAATTCTACATATGCAAAGAGTGTAAAATGGGTAATGCCAAAAATTGAAGCATTTCATTTTGATGGTAATCATATAGCGTCAAACAATTTTAAATTTGCTGACACAAAATATTATGGAATTAATTTTTCCAAAAAAGAAAAGAATTACTTAGAATTTAGGTATATTGGTGGAGCTGATTATGAGAAAAAATCAGATGATATTCTTTATTTAACTGAAAGATTTTTAATGCAAATGTGGAATTCGTGTAATGACTCCAGGTTTAATGATGAGAATAAAATAGAATTACAGAGAATTTTAAATAAAAATAAACCTATCTCAGATATACTAAAGGACTACTCTAAGGTATCTGAACATTATCCCGACATAACTATATTGGTAGATTTAGTAGATAACCCAGTCATTATTAAATTGCAATGGGAAAGGTTTAAGAATAGAGTAGTAGATCTTATAGTAAATGGATCTATGACTGCCGGCTTAATTAATTATGATTCTAATTATGGAGCCACACAAATAAAAGATGGAAAGTTTCCAACTGTTTATCAATTAGAAGATTTTGAATTTATAGATTGTGAAATAGCTGGGAATGTAACTAATTCTAGTTTTTATGGGTGTGAAATAACTGGGTCTGCTATCATGTATGGTAGTTTATACAAAGGCACTAAGGTAAAAGAATCAAAAGTAGAATCTAGTTATACACATGGTAGTTGTGAATTAATAAACTGTTATGTTGCAGGTAGAGATACTATGTTTAAAGGTAAAATGATTGGAGGTATATTCAGAGAGGGTTTCAAAACAAAAGATGCCAGATTTGAAGATACTGAGATTGTTGTAAGTAAAAAAATAAGAGAATAAAATGAGTGAAATTAGAAGCGGTTCAAACCAAGATTTAACTTCTGGTAGAAATTTCGATCCAAATTGTCTAAATACTTTTTTAGAAGAAATAGGTGATGATATTACTGGGGCATGTATGGTACCTATTAATTTGCCACAAAAAGAGATTGTTAATATAATTAAAAGAGCCAAAAAATGGTTTTATAAAAAATATGAATATTCTGTAAAAGAAAATTTATACCATATTCCAAATAGTGTATTTAGTACATCACACTTTAAAAGCCACAGAGCACTTACGTTGCCTGGGCCAAGTGCAGACGGAGGTGGAGGTGTATATTCAGTATATGGTTTATATGACTTAGCTTCAGGTTGGAATGGAGGCGGAGGCGGAATGGATGTGAGATTCCAAGGTGGTTCTGACTTTTCAATGGAGCGAATGTTATTTAGAGGAATGTATGAAGGTTCTGGTATGGCTGAAGCCGCAGAAGAACTACAGTATTATGTATTGAACGCTTCTATGGCAGATTTGTCTAGACAAATACTTGAAAACCCTATTTCATTTCATTATTCTAGTTTAACTGGAGAATTAAAATTTATGGGTGATACACCAAAGGGTGATGTTATTTTAGAGATATATGAAACTATCCCTGATTGTGCATTATATTCAGATGAAATATTCTTTAGATATGTGAGTGCAAAAATAAAACAATCTATTGGTTCTAAATTAGCAATTTTTAAATTTGCCCTTCCTGGTAATGTTGATTTTGATTATGATGCCATTAAAAGTATGGGTGATGATGAGCTATCAGAGATTAACGAAGAGATTCAAGGAGACGAAGGTGTTGATTGGATGATGCATTCATAAATAAAAGAAGATAAATAAATAAATGGAATTATATATAAAATATCCTAGCGATCCTAATTACGACGAAGATCAAGTTCAGACTAATGGTGAAATAGAAATGTTGATCACACAGATTCAAACAATTTTATTCACTAATAGTGGTGAAGTTATGGGGGATCATAAGTTTGGATGTGATTTAGAAACACTTATATATGATTTCAATTCTAGTGAACATAATATTAAATCAGTGATAGTAGATCAGATTAATGCATATTGCCCATTAGCATCAAAATACAATGTTCAAGTGAACATTGACTTTGTTCGAGGTGAAGTTAGAGATATTGCGTTCATAGATATTACGATAGATAGTAGATATGCTATAAAAATAAGCATGCTATAAAAAAGTATACATAAATAATGGCAGAATTAAAATTTTTAAGTACAATTAGAACGGGAGCAGAGTCTATTAAGGCTGATGCTAGAACTTATATTTCTAGGGTATACAATAGAGCTAACACTTTGTTTACTTTAGCTTCACCGTTTGCACAAATAATAGCTGTACTATCAGAAATGATGGATCTTATTATGTATTATATTGAGGATTCTGTAGTAGAACAAAACATATATACTGCACAGCAACCAGAATCAATATATGGTATGTCAAGATTGACAGGTCATGATGCGACAAGAGGATTTGCTTCTACTGGTGAAATTATATTTAGATGGAAACCTGGTGCTGATATGGCAAAAATAGCAGGAAGTTTATTAAATATTAATGGTAGATCAGAAATTAAATTTGATGCTAACGGAATGACGTATACTTTATTAAATTCTGTTGAATTATTTAAATTAGAAAAAACAAATTATAATGCATTTAAAAGTGCAATAATTCAAGGTAAATTTGAATCACAAACTGTGACTTCTAATGGTGAAAAATTACAATCATTTAACATTAATACTGGTGGAATCACTGATCATAGTAAAGTTACTGTAAGTGTTAATGGTGAGCAATGGACAAAGCATGAATCTCTTTATGATCTATTATCTGATGAGAAAGCATATTTAATTAAAACTGGTATTAGTGGAGGTTTAGATCTTTATTTTGGAAATGGAAGTTTTGGAATGGTGCCACCAAATGGTGCTAGTATTAAAGTGGAATATGTAAAACATTCTGGAATTGCTGGTAATTTAGATGATTCACCTGATCTAACTATTAAGTGGGATGCAACTGGTTATGATTCTAATGGAACAGAACATGATTTAAATGAATTCTTAGATGTAACTGTTACTTCATCTCCAAAAATGGGTAGTGATAGAGAGAATACTCAATTTACAAAAATAATGACACCACTTGCAAGTAAATCATTTGTATTAGCTACACCTGATAACTATGAATACTTTTTGTCAAGATATAATATGTTTTCTTACATAGATGCATATAACACTACTGACGATCAATATTTAGATGATGATAATGTTATTTATATTTTTGCGGTGCCAGATGTTAATAAAAAATTAGCTAAAAATCAAGATTACTTTACTGTACCACAAGAAGAAATGTTCTTTGATCAAGGTGAGTATGATGCAATGCATAAGGTTTTAGAAGATAGCGGCCAACAAATGGTAACAACTGAAGTTGTTTTTGTTAAGCCACAGATAAGAAAATATAGTATTGATATTAATATTAGATTCTTTGAAGGTTATACTAAGGATGAAATTTACACAGCTGTAAGAGAGAGAATGTCAACATACTTATTAAATATAACAAGAAGAGATAAACTGCCTAAGTCTGATATTATTTATATCTTAGAAGAAGTAGCAGGTATTGACGCTGTAAATGTTAGGTTCATTTCAGAGACAGAAGAAACAGCAAGAAGACTTGGTTATTATGAATCAATTACTACTACCGTGGTTCCACAAGAACCAGTAACACTGGAAACTGTAGGAAATGGAAAACAAAAATATGTTTTCTTTAAGAAAATAGAGGATGTAAAGGTGGTTCCAGTTGATGAAAATACTGTTATTCCTCCTAAGGTAAAAGGATTAGATCAGTGGGGTGATATTATAATGGAAAAAGAAGAAGTTGCTGTTTTTAGAGGCGGATGGTTAGATAGAGATGGTGACGTTATGGAAGATGATGTGTTAATTAACGCTGAAGCTGCGGTAAGTATAAACTTTGAAGCAGATCCTGTGCCTAGAACAATATACACTAGAGTACAAGCTGGAAATAGAAAGGCACTTAAATAATGGGTTTATTTACAAATTTATTTAACTATAGACAACGTAGAAGATATGATTCTGCTAAATCTAGAAAGGATGATAGATTACACACGGGATTTAACTACGATGATGAGTTGGCTCCAGGAGAATTTATTAGTAAGTCTTTGTCTGGTCACATTCAAAGAAATCAAACTATGCAACATTTTTTAATATTCTTAGATGACGCATTAAAGAATTTATTAAAGGGTGCAAGATATTTAAATAATTTTAAAAATTACACCGTTGACGAAAACACAAAGAAAACTAAATAATGTACGATAATTTAAGATTTTTTAAAGGATTAGAATATGATTTAAACTTCGTAAAGGATAACTCTGATGTTTATCAGGGAACTGTGCATTTATCTGAGGTTTCTGCTGGTTTATATGAAACTATTAATTTATTTATATTAGAAGAGTGTGAATTATTCGGAGACCCTATTATAAATTTCCCAGTATCTGAAACACCAGATAACGATAAATTTATATTTGAATGGAGTGAAGATACTAGATTTGGTAGTAAAGATATTACACTATATAATATAGATCATTCTGGAAATCTTCCAGTAATTAAAGAATTAAAATCTCAAACTATTGATCTAATAGATTTTAGTAAAGTTGCGGTATTTAATGATGGTACTAAGGCGTTGTGGGAACAAGATAGTACCGCTATTCAAATTAATATAGCGTTAAATTCATTAAAAGCTGGACCACATGTTAGAAACTTGCACATTTATCATAGCGCAGCGGGTGTAAAAACACTTATAGCAGATATTGAAGTTTATGGTGAAGTAGTTGCTGAAGATGAAAGAACCAAAATTCTTCTTCAAAACTTTGGAGCTACATTAGATGAATCTGATTTTATGTTATTTAAAGATCATGACATTAGTGAAATGTCACCTGATTATAAATTACTGAATAAGAAAAGAAAGGAATTACTTTTAGAATTACACAACATAAAACCATTTGTTGGTACATATAAAGCAATATTGAATGCAATAGATTTCTTTGGTTATGACAAAATAACACTTAAGGAATATTGGTTAAATGTTAATAATTCTGTTAAGAACTTTGGTAAATTATTTGCAGTTCCAGTTCCTAACTCTTCTGTTAGGGGTGAAAACACTAGAAAGAAATTAGCGTTTAAACTGCCTTCTAGTACAATGAAAAAAACTAGTAAGTTTAGTCTTGTATATAGATTAAACGAGCCGAATGGAACATTTGATCATTGGGATATTCCTAATGTTGATGAGGTTTTTGATTATACACCAGAAGAAGTACTTATTAAACTATATGGTTTAAAGGCAAAGTTACAAAAAGATTATTTACCGCTTCAAGCAAAAATTATAGATATTACTGCCGAAGGAGATTACTTCTCTCAAAGAAATATAAATGTATGGAATATTCAAAATGGCATTGATTTCTTTAGTGAAGGACATGATATTAAGTTTAATGTATTTCCTAACGATAGACAGTTATTTATAGAAGATATGTCAATGGTTTTAAAACCATCGCTTAATCAAGATGATGATTCTAATAACTATAATTTATTCTTAAATACTAAAAGCGGACAAGAACATACATTAACCCCAAATAATAGAACAGAATTAAAGAGTATATTTAGAGAGTTTTATGAAACATATCATAATCAAGAATTATATTCTTATAACCCTAACATTCCAATTGGATGTCCTGTATTATTAGACGGTACAGAATCATTTGATGATATTTGGGATGAAGCTAAATTTACTTGGGAAGATGCTCACAATCCAAACGATACTTTGTTAATTACATGGAACGATTGGTGGAAAGCATGGGTTTATGAAATAGAATGGATTATTACAAGTAAAAATAAAGGGTATGATCAGACTTATAGGGGTGCGATAGATGATTATTTGATTCTTCCATTGATATTACCACATGATGACATATATACTGTCGAGATGAGAACATATGATCTCTTTGGGCACAGATCTCATTATAGAATGAAAGATCTAATAGATGTAAAACTTAAAAATCTAGAATTATACGGTATTTATAAGTGGTTAGAAGATGATTCATGGGATAATAAAAATCTACCGTGGCAAAAATCAGGTGGTTATTGGAATCAACCTCAAGATAATGTAACAACTATCGATGATGATATTGCTACTCTTTATTTAACATTAGATAGAGCAAATTACATTCACTTTGAAGAAGATCAAGGAGTTAGATTTTCAACTGTTAGTAGGTATTTAGATATTTATTCTGAAACTGCATATAGTGAAACTACTGGACCATATACATGGGACGAATCAACGTTTGATTGGAAAGACACTGAGCATTTAGCGTGGCATTTCATGAGAGTTGGACCTGATTTAACTTCAAGTTTCAAAATAAATGATATACAACAAGGTGATACCTTAGTAATAACACATAAAGATCCAAAAACTGGAGAAATAAGCACAGGATCTCATCAAATAGTTAATGCTACACCAACCACGTTTAATGATGTAAATGGTTGGACTCAAATAATGAATGAATTACAACAAAGTGAAGACTATGTTATTAGTAAATTTAATTATAACGCAATATTTGAAGATTCTGACGATAATGATGTAAGTGATGTTTTTAAATTCATATTGGTTGTAGGAAAAGAATACTCAAAAACTTATGATTTTGAAGACGCTTCGATAATAAAAATTAATAATTCATCAAACGCTAATATTAGCGGTGAAATTCACGTACAACATTACAATCCAACATGGGACGACACCAGAGTATTTAATGATTATGCAGAGGTTGAAAGATCTACACATGTTACATTTTCAACAGATATTTCTAGATTCCCTGGAAGTAAAAATGCTAAATGGACTATCACAAATATAACTAACCCAAAAATCACTGATATATACTATAATAATATGTGGCTTACATATATCTTTAAAGAACCTGGGTACTACAATATTCAGCTAGAAACTGAAGATACAAATGGAAATAAAAACCTTGTAAATAGGAACATGTTAAAAGTAAAATAATAAAAACAATAAAAATGGCAAACATTACTGAAATTTTAGGAACTGATTCAGTTTCTTCATCGAGACCGATCATCAATAGCAACTTTGAGTTGTTAAATGATGAGTTAGCATCTGTTACGGCCTTGTTAAACCCAACTACCTTAATTTTAAGTGGAGTCGCTAGCGTATCTACTTCATCGTTAACTGTTACACAGAACGGTGCTAACTTATTATTAGTAAATAATTTAGGTGCCGCGTTTAACACTGCTGCAATTTTTAATTCATCTGTAAAATTAGATGGAGATTTAGTAAAAAGCGGAGTCTTAGGAACTGCTGCTACACCAACAACACAAGTTACACCAGTTTCAATAACTGCGGTTACTTACTTTATTGATAGTCACTTTACATTACCAGAAGCGGTAGATGGACAAGAGGTAACAATTATTAATGTTGACGGTAGTTCTAAATCTGTGTTATCAGGTACAGGAGCTACTTTAGGTGCTACATCTATTACACTCGAAGGATTAAACTCAACAGTTACATTAAGATGTTTTGATAATAAATGGTATATTATCTCATCGCACAACACAACAATAGTATAAACAAAACTTAAAGAATAGATGGCAACTCCTCTAGTTAGAATACCGCAGCCAATGGGCGGCACAATGTATGCTTTCGCATCTTCTGCGAGAGACATGACTAGGGCTTTTAATAGTTCAGATTTAAATTTTGAGTTTAGTAAATACGCTTTATTAGATCTTCCAGATTTTACTGATTCTGTTAATGGCTCTAACACAATAGATTTTGAATTAAATCTTAAACAACCTTCAGGTGATGCATATGTTGCTGGAATGCCTAATGTGGATTTTGCACAAACATTCCAAAATTATGCGCTTAACTTAGAAGAGCTGTTATTAAAAGACGATGATTATGATCCAATAATATTACAATCAGATTCTGAAAAGATATTTTTTAAATGGTTAAGTTCTTTGGGTGCAGTAGATTTTATTGCAGCTGATTCTAACCAGACACTTGTTGGTAATTATACCGAAAAAGTTAATGGTACGTTTGCTAGTGATAACTACGATAGAGTTGTTAAATATTTAGGAACAATAGATGCTGAAAACGATGTTGCATATCAAGGTAACACGTATCATGAAGTCTATATTAATGTACCTACTTCAGTAGGTTATACTCCGACTGTTTTATTTAAACCAACAAATTATAATACGACTGCAACAAAATTATATGCAAGTGATTATGTAGAGGGCAGAGAGGCACAATTACACCCTGATCCAAACATAAACATGAATACTGTTGTTGACGAATATACGTCAAGTAGTGGAGCTTATTATAATATTCAAACTAATGCTACTAACAGCGTTGGAATTAATTTCGATGCAACTGCATATGAAGAAATTAATAATGACGTTGAAGTAGAATCACTATTAGATTTTGCTAAAAAGGGACAAAGGTTTACATTTAATGCCATTCTTGTATACTATGATATTTATAGCGAATCTATTTCTGCAAATAGAGCAACTAACTTATATGGAATATTAATTTTAGATGATATACAGGACGCTTATGGACCTGGTTCTAAAATTAACGAACAAATTAAATTTAAACCGAACGAGGTTACAGGTTTAAATGGTAATGCATTTTCTTTAAAATTAAATCTTAAATTTAATTCTTCATTAGATAATGTTGGTGTAGAAACAAGTGTAAATGATTTTACAACTTTCTCTATGGATTTATTCATGGACACAACAACTGCTCTTGAAAATGCAACTGAATTGTTAATACAAGCTAATAATAGATATGCTGCTATTGTAGAAAGATTAGATTCTATAGAAAATATTGTTTCTTCTACTGAAGACACAACTGCTTTATCGCAAAAGGTTCAAGTATTAGAAGATGATTTTCAAAGTAGTTCTCTTCAATTAGCGGATTCAAATTCTCTTTTAGAATTAATAACAAAGGCACATACTAAAATTAATTCTTTAATTGATGGAACTATTCCAGTAGAATTACAATACAATACAGATATTATATTTGCTGGAAAGGGTACAGAAGTTGATAAAACTATTCCTAATAAAATTAAAATTGACAGTACAGTTGACGGTTATACATTAAATAGCCCATACTTGTGGAATATAGCAGCAAGAACAATCGCTACTAAATTATCTACAACAGAGCAATTTGATGCAGGTGTAGCAGGGAATGGATCTTCTAAGTTTGCAATTTGGTCTAGACTTGAAGAATTTTCAAACAGATTAAGTTTAAAAGGATTATTCTCATCTGAGCCCGAAAGTGACCTTAATATATACATTGACGATAGTTTAGTTTCGTGGAAAAACGGACAAACTTTCAAAATTACATTTGATGAAATAAATATGTCAGGAAATAATATTAAATTTTGGACAAACTCAGTTGGAGGTTTTGATCAATTAATATTTAATGTTGACTCAACTCAATTAATAACAAATAAACCATATATTGAATTAGTGTGTATTGATTACACTAACTATCAATTTGAAGCCGATATTTTAAGATAATATGAATACTAATAACTCTATTTCTAATTCGCTCAAGAAACTACTTGAAATTAATTCAAATTCTTTAAAGACATTTGAAAGAATCAATGAGGCGATAACTACAGATCAAAAGGATGTACCTCTTGAATTGCTAACTGAAGACGGAACTAAAACTGTTTATGTGCCTTCCTTTGGTTACATGAAAAGAGAATTAGAAAGATTAGATGTTAATTTAAAATCTTTAGCAGGTTTAGGAAAAGGAAATACTAGGATTAAATTACCAGACGGTACTTACCAAAGTATTATTACAACACGATTAAAAACTCCTGCAAATGACATAACTAGTTTTGTTAGACCAGTTAATTTTGGTACAAAACCTAACTATTTCTTTGAAGACTTTTTAAATCCTTTACTTACAACTAGTATTAATGTTAGTGGACAAATTCCAAATGAAACTGAAAGAGTTTTAGTAAAACGAATTTTATTTGATTCTACAAGTGCAGTCACTGTTGAATATTTTAACACTAATTTTAAAAACAAAGAAAACCTAGATTATAATACTGTAATTAGAGATATTGCAAATAATAGTTTAACATACATACTAGATGAAGATACTCGTGATCTTCCATATAGAACTGCACAATTTACTGGTAAATTTGATGTATTAAAAATTAGTAATTCTAAAAGAGAAGTTTTAGTCGATGGCGTTACTAAAAAGAAAGCTATAAAATTATACACTATAGATTCTTTAACATATTCTGATTCTAATAAAGATCTAAAAGATACTGAAGCACTTAAGGTTGGAGATGAATTAATGGTTCAAAGCGGTGCTAGAAATACTAGATATAAAATAACTAGAATCGATGGTTCGGCTAATCAGGTTGAATTATTAATAGTAGAAGGATATGAATCTATTAAGATCGGAGCCAATCAACTGGGCATATATAAAAACGATGAGGCTAACTTAAGCATAGATATTAATGTAGGATTTAATGAAAGAGCATTAGTTTTTGTTAAAGCTATAGATTCAGATTCTAAAATATTGGCAGAAAATTGGTCACCTGGTATTGGATTTTATTCAAACGAATTAACATTAATCCAAGCTGATGGGTCATCAATTAGATTAGATGATTATTACAAAGCAGAAGTTGCTGATTTTGGGAAATATATTACAGCACTTAAAGAAGATGCTATCCCTCCAGCAGCACAAGGTATTACACCCGATGCTCCTTCTTTAAACAATAACAACTTTAAAGTAGTTCAAATTAATTCTCATTTGACGGCTAACGATACTGCTGATAAAATTAAGAAGCTATCTGCTGATAAAATTAATGTAGAAGAGAAGATTAAGAAATTAGATGAAACTATAGTTAAAAAACGTTCTGAAATTTCTACTAAAAAATATGAATCTTCGATACAACAAGATAAAGATAAAAATGAATTAAACTCACTTATTACAGAGAGAACAAGTGAAACTAGTTTATACAATAGTATTGTAAATCAAATTCAATCATTAGCTTCTGGAAGCAATGCACCAAAAATTGCCCCTAAGTATAGGGTTAGAGGATTCTGGGAAATTCCAGTGGCAAAGAAAGTTGCTGATACATTAGATCAAAACATTGTTAGATTTGTTGTACAATATAGATACTTGTCAACTAGCGGAAAAGCAAGTGAAGTTACTCAACTACCGTTTACTGATGGAACAAGAGAAAAAACAGCAGTCTTTTCTAACTGGAATGAAATGGAAACTAAAGTTAGATCTAGATATAGAAACTCGATCACTAGAAAATTTGAGTGGAAAGATAGTTTAGTAGAGGATGCACAAGAGGTAAACTTTAACCAACTAGATCTTGCAATTAACGAAGGTGAATTAGTTGAAATTAGAGTTAAATCAGTATCTGAAGCTGGATATCCTGCAAACCCAATATATTCTGATTGGTCAGAATCAATTACAATTGATTTTCCTATTACAGAAATCGATACTACTAATGTTGACGCATTGTTAATGTCAAATGCGGCTGAAACAGCATCCGTTAAAATATCACAAGAACTTACCTCTAAAGGTGTGTTTACACATATTGATGATTCATTTAGTGCTAACGAAAAATATTATGCACATAACGCAACATCAATTGCATCAGGATTCTTATCAGCTGAACAAAAACCAATCTCAGTATATGATAAAATTGCTGAGTTAGAATTACAAATTTCAGAGCTTAAGGGTACGGTAGAAGTTGAAATAGGTGAATTAGTTGTTAAAATAATGGATGAGGACGGTACAATTACCGTTATTAACAATGACACCAAAAACCAAATATTTGCTGGTTATTATACAGATGAGGTTGCAAGTCTTACTGTTAAAAAAGGTCACATTGTTACAAAGACGTTTAAACTTCTATTAGAAAACACAAAAGCTACTAAACTTGAATTAGTTTCAAGATTAGTTGGAGATAGAAACTTACCAGCATACAGATCTAGTGCATCAGGTACTAGTATTGCTGATAATGGGTTTGGTGTAAAATTAAATGATTTAGGAGTTGCTGACACTGATAATAAAATTTCGTCAGACAATTATTACACATCTGAAGGTAAATACGATTTAGTTCCTATTCAGTTTCAAAATATAAGTACATCTTCTATTAATTCTTATGATTTATTAGCTGAAGCACCGTATCAATCAGCACAAAGACGTGGTCAATTTGTTTATTCTAGATTTATGGATGTTTCAAATCAAAATCCGCTATATGTTACTGAATCATTACTTGGTAGTGGGTCGGTAGATTTTAATAGTTATGAATATGGTTTAGGGTATGCTATTTTTGAAGGTGATTCAAGTGCAATTAACATTAAAGCATCAACAGGTAACGGTGATTCGGTAGATTTCATATGGACTGGAACGTTCGGTACACATGGTAATTCTACAAATGCAGACTTAAGTGGAGGTTTTCAATCTGACAAAATAGATGTATGTAGTGTTGGAACTATAGGTGCTGCGAATTATAATAATGGTTTATATCTTCACAAGGATCATCCTGATTTAGAGAACATATATTCATCATATGTTGAAGCTGTGCCTAATTCAAGTAGTGTTTCAGACGCGGATCAAAAAGATAATTTACAAGATGTTGTAGATAATGCACTTTATACAATGCCGATTCCTTCTACATATGCAACTGGAACAACGTTTGTTTATAACAATCCATTAATAGGAAATAGCTTTTCATCTCCACTGGTGGATGCAGTTAAAGCTACAAAACAATTAGCGTTTCAAAAAACTGATAATAATTTCATCAAATCGGGCGACAGAACATTTAAAATGTCATTTGATGCAAATGACCAATTTCTTTTAGGTGGACGCTCATGTGGTGCATTCTTATTTTTATCGCCTATTAATTTAGATACTTTAAAAGTTGAAGGTGATGCTAAACAAAGTAGAAAAAGTATTAAAAAGAAAGTCGGTACTTTAGACAGTTCTAGCGCTCTTTCAGTTGATATTATATTCCAATATAGAATGACTGATTATTTTGGTAACGATCCTGATTCTGATATCGGTAGAGTAGGTGGTCAAGCTAAATTAAGATTCCCAAATCTTACATACACTAAGAAAATAGGATTAGATATTTTTGACAAATATGATCAACAATTCTCATTTGATTTAGAAGTGTTTGCTAAATATAGAGCTAAAGGTAAAAACTTAAATTCTATTAGAGCTGCGAAGCTAACTAGATTCGCTAGATAAACCACAACATACGATAGTCTATAATAAATCTGGATATATAATACAGACAAAAGTATTGTATGCAAAAAAGATTTTAATAGATGTCACAAATTACATTAAGAAATTCTAATACGGGAGCAGATCCAGCCAATGGAGCTAATAGTTTATGTTTTAGTGGCCTAGATGGTATATTAGATTTATATTACACTGGTACATTAACTGCAAATGGTGGAAGTTCAGCCACAGGAACAATATTAAATACCGATAGTGCTAACCCCACTCCATGGGATGGACAGAATAAATTGTACATTGATGAGTTAGGTTGTAATATATTAAGAATATCCAGTGCCGGTGAAGTAATGGAGTTATTTTCAAATGACACGGGTACAGGTGTGCCAGTGTGTACTCCTGTAATTACTGTAACAGGTCCTAATCTTATTGATGATCACTTAGAAGGTACAGTATATACTGACCAAGGTGCTACTTTAGAGGAAGAGTGCCCATCTGGTGGTAGTATAACGGTAACAGGTGTACCCGATGGCATGACAGTTGGAAATTATACTATAACATATACATATCCTAACGCAGTAGATAAAATTAGAACTGTAAATGTGGTTCCAGCTCCGACACCAGTTCCACCAACAGCAACGCCTGTGCCAACACCCGTGCCAGATACAACGCCTCCGGTAATATCGCTTACTGGAAATGCTATAATAACTATCGAGGTAGATCCATCTTTTACAGGTCCATATATTGAAGATGGTGCTACGGCATTGGATGATGTAGATAATGACATTTCATCGCTCATAGTAATTGGAAATTTAAATAATGTAGATCCAACTAACGTTGGCGTTTACACGATTACATATAATGTTAGTGATACCGCAGGAAATCCCGCAGTTGAAGTTACTAGAGAAATTCAAGTTGTAGATACTACAATACCTGTAATTGTACTTCAAGGGGATAATCCTTTAAACATTAATATTGGTGCTGCATATAGTGAACCTGGTTTCGCCGCAACTGATAATTATGACGACAATGCAACTCTTACTGGTGCTGTAGTTGTAGGAGGTGATACTGTGGATAACTCAACAGTTGGTCAATATAATATAACATATAATGTAACTGATTCAAGTAATAATAATGCAGTAGAGGTAATTCGCGTTGTTAATGTAAACGACACTTCAGCTCCAATTCCAGAAAACGAGACATATGATGTGGCTTGGAATGCAACGCTCGCTATTATATTAGAAGCTTCAGATAACGTAGATTCTTCTGGTAGTTTAACATATACTATAGTAGATCAGCCAACTAAGGGACAATTAAATGCAGATGGAGGTGATCTCTTTACATATACTCACACTGCAACAGTATACGGACAAGATTCTTTTACTTTTACAGCGACTGATTCAGAAGGGAACGTTTCTCTTCCTGGCACAATAACAATAAATCCAATAAACAGTGCACCTGTTTTAACAGATCCTGGATCAATACAATTACAACAAAATTCAAGCGTTGTATTTAATGTTGGTATACAGGATGCTGATGGCGACGCAATAACAATTATTGAAGATACTGCTGTTTCAAATGGTACAATTCAACTTATACAAACGTCTAGCAACTTAGAGGTAACATATACACCTAATCTTGGTCATTTTGGTGGAGACACATGGGTCATCATAGGTGAGGATAGTAAATCAGAGCAATCAATTCCACTAACTATTAACTTTGCTATTGAGGCCGTTCCGTATTTTGAAATGGATGCTTCATCATTTGGTAGTGATCCAGATGCCATGTGTATTGCACCTAAAACTACAAATGTTTACGGTGGAACAACATACGCAAATAATGTTAGTGAATTATCAATAGGTGATACGGTTTATTATGATCAAAATTTAACTAATAAAGTTACAAGACCTAGTAATACTGCAATATACATAAAGGTTTCTGATTCTAGTAAAACCAGGGTATTAGGTATTAATGCCAATGGAGCAATTACAAGTATTAAAGAATGTGAAAGTAATGCTAATTCTGTATTTACACCAGTTAGATATGCAAGTAGTGAAAACGCATTCTGTGATAATGATGTACAAATCACAAATCTTTGGTATAATGATGATGGAAGTGGTTCAAAAACTTTACTTGAATTAGTAAACGGTTTTGTAAATGTATTTTCTAACGAATATGACTCAGATTTATTTACTGTTACTAATACAGTACAGAGTTCTATAGAAAGCGGAGTTTATGGAGATGTAGATATTACTTTGAATAAATTTTATAAAAGATCATCTATTAATACATGGGGAGAAAACAATGAGGCAAACTCAGGTGGGTTTGATTTTGAGTGTGAGGAAGAAGTGCCACAGGAAACGTTTCCAATAACTGTTCAGTATTTACCAAACTTTGAGGATCCAAATTTAAATGAATTTTGTGCGGGTCAAATTGATAATGAACTCACAAATGTTACTCTATGGTTTAGTAGAGATTTAGGTGCGTCAGCAATTAGTAACTTGTTAGAATTAGCACAGTCAAATATTGCCATATACAAATCTCAATTAGGTGCACAATCACAAGATCCTTTAGATTTATTTGAATCTAACATATTTGCACAAGGTGGTGACGGACATTTAGCGTGGGATAATCTTGGTGATGGTAAAAATTTAAATTGGTATGGATATGATATTAATAATAGGCTAGTTGTTGGAACTGATATTGTAAGTTGGGGCTCGTGTTCAACATATAATGATAGACCTGAGATTAATGGTCTAAATGATATAACAAGTGGTAATAATGATGTAAATATGTTTTACGCATTCTACTCTTATATGCCTGAAATAGAAGGACCCGAAGGTAGTGATCAAAATGATTCAGAAGATATATTTTGGCCAATATATGTAATAGATGGTCTACATACGATTAGTTCAGGAGACACTGGTAGTTATATAAAAGATTTTATAGATAATTTAACGATAGGAAATGTAGTTACATCTAATAACACTGGAGAATGTTTGGCATATGTTTCTAATATTGTAGCCGAAGACATAGATGATGCTGTATTATTACTAAAAAATAATTTATTAGATTCTAGGCAAAGGCCAGTTGTTTCTAGTGGAATTCAACTAGGTTTTGCTAGTGAAGAGGTTATTAAGGTTTATGAAGATTCCGAAGCTACTAAATGTGTTCTCGGTAATGAAGCTGAAATTATTAGTACATACACGTTCCCGTTTGTTAGTGATTATGATTCTGTTAAAGCAGGTCCAAATTTTAACACAGAAACTAATTACAAGTTAGATAATGTCGCCAAGCCTTTATTAAGAACTAATCCTAAATTATCTGGAAATATAAAAATAGTTACAGATTCTAGCGGTACAGTATATTTAGAGAGTATAAATGCAAGTGAAAAACTAGCAGGAATAAAGTACAAAAAACATCCTATTAATCCAAATGGAAATTACGCTAAAGATGTGGCTTCTTTTTTTAGAGCCACTGGAACTCCATCTGATTTAATTTATTTAACTAAAAGGGCTAATTCTGATTTAACGGTTCATGATTCTTATAATAAACAAGTAGAAGAGGAATATCAATATGGAACAACTTATAATTATTCTAAAAATTATGATGAAGGCTATAAAATGTTTGCACCTATATGGGCAGATAACAATATGCCAAATAATTTTGTAATATTTAAAGTAAAAGATCCTAGTCTATTGGATTCTACTCATACAAATAGTAGTAATGCTGAAAGAATTTCCAGTATGTTGAAAAATGCTGAGATAATTAAATCATTTGATTTATCAAAAGAATCAGATTTAGGAAAATATATCAGAACTCATGTACAACAGGAAACTTTCCCTAAAGCACCTTTAACTGTTTCGTTTAATAAAAATGAAAATACTAATTACAACGGTATAGATTTAAAATCGGGTGAATTAACAAGTAAGGGCGAATATATTTACAAGGATTTTGTAGAAACTGACAAACCTCTTATTGAGGCTAATGATTTTATAACTGATGGTTTTAAAAGAAACGACATGTTATGTGCCAATTTATTGAATTTAGAATTCTTATTCGATGATGATAGTGGAGCAGATTATAGTGTTAGTAGATATTTTGGATTATATGTTGACACAATAGATTCGGGTGTAGGTGAGATTAGTTCTATTAATAATAACAATGTAATTACTTTTGGTAAAATTGATTCATTAGTTGATAGTACAAATCCAGTTACGGCAATCCCTAGTTATAAACAAATGTCTACATCACCAACTTTAGGTTACGTGAAGATAAATGATATTTTCTATAAGATATCAAACACTGGTCTTTATGATCCATTTAAGTTAGAGGTTAAAGTAGACGGTGATAATGAAATTATATCAAATACTATAGGTATTTCACATGTTGGTAGATCTGTCAATTTAACCAGAAATGAAGATCAAGGTTTTGATTTTGTTAAAATGACAATAATAGGAACACCTGATGGTGCTGATAAAATAGCGGTATTAGAATCAAGAGAAGAATCATACAAGTTTACGTTTGTTAAACACACACCTGGAGAACTAATTAATATTGAAATAGAAGACAATGGTGTGATATCTAATTTGTTTAATAATGATGTACAATTAGGTGTTGATTTTGAGACTACTGCAGCTAACATTATAACTACACCAAAAGATGCAAACTTAAATATTACATTTGATTATAATACTAAATCTGTAATTATAACCGAAATCAAAACAAATTTAGGTGATCTTAACATGAGAATCACGGGTGCTATTAGTTCTATTGTTAGGGTTGATCAACTTCAGTCTAATGTTAATTTACAAGACAGAACATATGTTTCTAATTACACATTACCAAAGGGTACTTATAAAGGACAGCAGTTTTCTAATCAAGGGACTACAGGTGATATAGCATCCGCGTTGGCATCCGCAATACATGATGATGATAGTGAATTAGATTCGTATAACGTAGGTTCAGACATTTTTGTAAAAACAAAGATACCTGGTTATAGATTAAATCAACATGTTATATTGGTTAACAAAGAGAACGTTACTGATTTTATCAAAGTAGAAAATGAAGATTTAAATAATATACTAAATCTTAAAGAAAGTAGTAATTCTATAAAAGAAAATTGGAGATCTCATTATTTAAGTGGTGGTAACACACGTAACAGATCGGTGTTTGTTGATAATACTACTTTAAGTGAAATATCTACTGGAGATTATTTAGAAACCAATTATGAGGGTATTTACAATAAGGTATTAGATATTGTTGAAGATATTGATTCTATTGATTCTACTAAATCTAAAATAATATTATCTTTAGATTCAGATATTAATGATGGAGAAACAAGAGTTTTTAATAATAATATAGTACATGTTGGTTTATTCTCAGCATATAATCTATATGATATGGATTTTGATTTTTATGACACTTCAAATTCTGATCTAAAAGAGTTATCTTTAGAAACTAGAGAGAATATAAATTACGAACCATATGAAAATGCTATATTAAACATAGATCCAATTACTTCTGAGTTTAATTCAGTATTAGCTGCGAGTGACATATTTGATGATAATTATGCATTAGAGCCGATTGATTATTTTTCTAATTTATCCGGAATATTATCTGAAGAAACTATAGATGAAGAGTTATCTGAAAATATTACAAGTGAATTTGATAGACTAAAAGAAAACGAGTTAAAAGAATTTGCTACTAAATCTAGAGTAGTTCCTAATATTAACAAATGGGTTTTAAAAGATTCATTAAATATTAAAGAACAGCCATATTATTTGAATATTAATGAGGCCTTTGGTAGAACTAATTTCTCCCCTGATTTAAGTGCGGTCGGTCGTAGTAAAAACGATATGACACATGAATGGTTTTATATGGATAAAAATCCAAAGTATTTAAGATATGATGAATTAAACCAAGGATTTTCATATGTAAACTTCATTGAAGATTTTGAATTAACATCTGATTTATTTAAAAGTACTAAAAACAATTACTTTGATAAATTTATGATTTCTGAAGGATTTGAAAAAAATCTAAATAAAGAAGATCTCGATTCTATATTTCAAAAATTCGGAGAGTACACGGAGGGATACTTAAATCCTGATGATATTAATAATACATTCTTTAAAACAGAATTAAAGAAGAAATATACGTTGATAGATGGCGGCGATACAAATGCTTTTGCTAACACTATATTTAAGGGTTTAAAGGTTGTATTAAAAAATAGAAAGGAATTTGCCAATAAAACTGCACTTGATTTTGTTAAAAGTAGTGAGTTTAATGGTTATAAATTTAGTGTTTTATTAAAGACAAATACAGATACTGAAACCAATGATATAGAGTTTGAGGTTATTCAAAATAAGAAGTTTAAATTTGTAATATTTTTTATCACAATGAATCTTAGTGATTATTGGGTAAAAGGAAATATGAATAGAAAATTGTTATATGAACTAAATCATAAAATAGTATATGATCATACTAATGAAGATTATATTTATGCTAATACGTCATTTGACGGTGCATTGAATTGGAATCAAGCTGATTTTTCAGGGGATTTACCATATACAATAGATGGCATTACACATATTGATGGAAGTACACCTAAGTTTGATGATCAAATTTTATTGGGAGAGAATGGGTTATATGGTGAGGTTTTAATGGATTTATATCCTGAAACACCTGGAAATACAATTTATAAGTTTTCAATTTATACAGTAGAAGATGATAATTCAATTAAAGTACAAGGGAAACCTGTAAACGTAAATGATCCATATGATGTTTTAGATGTTGAGTTTTTACCTAACTATTTACAAAGTAAAATAAAGTATTACTATAAGGACGGAGGTACAAACATACACAAAGCTCTTCTAGAAAAGTTATCTATTAACAGTGTTGCTGAAATGATAAACTTAAATGATGATAGTGTTAAGTATACTACGGTAGAAGAAAATGGAGAAATAAATGCAAATAGATTTACTATTAATTTTGAAGATGGAAATGAAATTGTAAAATATGCAACACTTTCTGTAGAAGAAGATAATGATAAACCGAAAAGTTTTAAATTGTTTAAAGGTATTATTGGTTATAATTTAATTAAATCAAGTGAGGCTGAATATTATCCATTCTTAATAAGACACAGTGGATCATATACTGTAGGATTTAAACCAGTTGTTACATTTACTGACATGTATGCTCATTTTAAATCTAATAGAGTACAAGCCACTGTAGATAACAGAGAGTCTGTATTTGAGTCATTTTTATACAAACATGCCATGAATAACTCATATGAATTAAAAACTGCCAAATCATATTATAATAGATATAATAGATGTGGTACTACGTTCAATGTAGGTCTTATTATAGATAATGATATACATGATTCTAATTGGGGCATTATAAAAAATCATTTTTATCATAAAGTAAATGAAATAAATCCAAACGGTATTACCAAACTCTCAGAATCTTCTGATAAATTACCATTGTACCCTCGTATTAATGAAATCGCTATTTCTAAAAAAGATGTAAACGTATTTAGATCTTCATGGGATGCAAATTATTATACTAGAGCATTATCAGGTGGAAAATCTGAAGATATACCAGGTACATTAGATAATACAGAGGAAAAATCTTATCTTGGATCTACTACGATGAAGATTAAAAACGAGTATGATGTTACTTCTTTTACATATGAAAATGTAGATAGTCAAGAAGATTTAGATTTTATTTTAAAGAATGGTATAAATAAGGCTGAAGTAACTGTATTTGAGGATGAAAAACAAATAGTTGCAGATTTTTATATTACTGATGCTGCTACTAGATTACTAAGAAATGACGGAGTGTTTGATGTAATAAATAAGTATGTGAATGCTGAAGATTCAGCTGGGGATAAAACAACTTTGATCGATGACGCAAATTTCTATATTAATAATAATATTATTGAAAAATTTGTAGTAGATTCTATATCGTTATATACTAGAGACTTTAAAGGAAGACCTTCATCAATAATAAATATAGGTGAAGATATTCGTGCTGGTGGGTTTACACCAGACAACAATTTTAGATTTAAATCTCATAAACAAAAGCCTATGAATTTTAGATTGATATATAATAAAAGATTAGGATATTCTTACGACATTAAACCTATGATAAAAATAAAGTCATAAAATGGCAATTAACATTCAAGAGATACTACACCCGAGTGATTCGAACTCTATTAAGTTTGAAAAAATCAACTATAACTTTGACCAAATATTGGCAAATGGAGGTGGACCTGTCGGTCCCAAGGGACAAAAAGGAGATCAAGGTCAAGTTGGTTCTACTGGACAAAAAGGAGAAAAAGGTGAGATTGGTAATACTGGTTTAAAAGGAGATTCAGGGGCAACTGATAGTCCATGGTATAAAGTTGAATTAGATGCTAATTCAGATGGCCAAAATGAGGTTACTATTCTAAAACCAAAAAGAGGAACTGATTTACAACTTCCTATAATTTGGTTAGGGGATTCTACATTTGAAGAAGATTCTAATGACGGTGATATTTCAACAAATGCAAGATTAACAATAGCAACCGATGGTGTTTTTGCAAATTATCTAAAATTATTTCATGACTCTGTTCATGGTTTAGTATTAACTAGTGAAGAAAGTGGAGCTTATAAAAGATTTGCTTTTAAAAATAATTTTGGTAGCAGTAACATAGAGTTCGGCGCAACTACTAATAAGATATCTTTAGTTGCTACAAGTTCTAATGCTTATTTTCAAGGTGAAGGCGTAACAATTAAAACAACTGGATCAAATAACCTTAGTTTAGAAACTTCTGGTAATGGTATATTGGATGTAGATATAAATGCTGAATTTAAAGGTTACGTAAGGTTGCCTTATGGTGGAACTGGACAAAGACCATTAAATCCACAAGTAGGTATGATAAGATTTAATAGTGATTTAGATATCGCTGAAGCTTATTATTACAACGGTGGTTCACCAGAGTGGAGAGAATTGTGTACAGATTGTGGTAGCGGAGTAGCAGATAGTATTGGAATTATAGGTGGAAACATTGATGCATATGCTGATGGAAGTCCAGTAGTAACTGACACTATTTCTATTGGAGGTGGAAACATTAATGCAAATAGTGACGGGTCACCAAGTTCAAGTGTGCCTAATCCGACTGCAACACCAAATCCAACGGCACAACCAACCCCAGCCCCAACTAGTGGATCGGGTAGTGGTTCGGGACCAAATCCAACTGCAACGCCAACTAGTGGATCAGGCAGTGGATCAGGGCCAAATCCAACTGCAACGCCAACTAGTGGATCAGGCAGTGGATCAGGGCCAAATCCAACTGCAACGCCAACTAGTGGTGGTGGTTCAGGAACAGGATCAGGAACAGGTTCAGGTGGTGATAACGAAATTATCGAAGATGATGGTGAAAGCTTAGGCGGAGGAGGAACTAGTTCGGGAACTGGAAGCGGAGGAACTAGCTCTGGAACAGGTTCGGGAACTAATAGTTATTAAAATAAAAACAAGATAAATATAAAAACATAAATAATAAAATGAGCTACGATTATACAAGAACTGTCTCAATTACACCGGTAAGTACATCCTATTCATGGGATGCTACTCCTAATTGGATTACTATAACAAGAGTTTCTGTTAACTCCGATGACTGGACAATTACACTTCAAGAAAACACAGGTGATGCACGTAGTGCGACACTTACTGTTAGACATGCTAATTCAACAACGGTTGACACTATAACTGTGAATCAAGCTGAGGGTGTAGGTGTGCCTGATCCAACTGCAACGCCAGTTCCGACTTCGGTTCCGACTGCAACGCCAGCTCCGACGAACGTACCAAATCCAACGCCAGTTCCACCAACTGCAACGCCAGTTCCACCAACTGCAACGCCAGTTCCAACTGTTCAACCAACACCTGGTCCAAACCCAACGTTTACATTTGCAACTAATACAACGTCTGGTAATAGATTTATATTTGCACCTAGTAGTCTTAATACTGATGTATCATATACAATCGTAGCAGATGGTAACACTAGTCCAGCTGCGCCAAGTAATTTTAGTACCAATGGTGTTAGTGGTTCAAATCAAACTGGACCAACTGTAACAAACAATTCGAACGTATTTACTGGAACTTATAGGTTTACAAAAACTTTTTCACCAATTGCTGATCTGAATGTTAACTGTACAGTAAGTGCACCATATGGCACATCAGATACTTGGTATTGTACGCTTGAAGCAGATTCAGGTCCTAAAAATACAGCTACGCCAAGTCCAACTAATAGTTCAGGCTCTGGTTCAGGTTCGGGACCAACTGCAACACCAATTCCTAATCCAACTGCAACACCAGTTCCATCTTCAACGCCATCGTATAGTGGCGGAGGCGGCGGAGGCGGATGTCACGTAGCTGGAGAATTACTTACGTTAGCTAATGGTGAAACTAAATTAGTAGAAGATGTAGTTGTAGGAGATAACTTATTATCTGTTAATTTTGATGGATTTAGTTTAGATGGAGAGTGGAAATCATGGAAAAGAAGAGAAGAAACTCTTGGATCTGTGTATACAAACACGACTGTTACTAATGTTACTGTTTTAGAATTCGATAAATATTATGACTTCAATAATGGATTATTAAAAATCACAGAAGAACATCCTGTCCTAGTAAAAGATACTGTAGGAGATATTTACTTCAAACAAGTAAGAGATATTGTTAATTCTGATTGGCTCTTAAATGAAGACAATGAATGGGTAGATATTACATCTATAGAATTGATAGCGGTACCTGAGAGATTTACAACATATTCCTTTAACGTAGAAGAAGCTGATGTTTATTTTGCAAATGGTATAATAGTACACAATGTTGAGGATCTTGAAGAGGATCGCGAAAAACAATTTATGCAATAAATGAGTATTATAAATAAAATTATTAGTAATAAGAACACCCTCACTTTTGTGTTGGGTGCTCTTTTTGTTTTAATGTTTTTAAAACAATGTGACAGTATATCTTCTTTGAAACAAGACGTTAAATTAGCACAAGAAGATGCTGGTAGACAGCTTAATAATTTTAAAGCGGCTCAAGATTCTGTTACTATATTAAGAAATGATAATGGTGATCAGCTTGCTCAGATTAGATCTTATGAATTTGATTTATCAAATATGGAATCTAGCCAAACTAAGTTGACTAAAAAATATAAGAAAGTGCTAGCACTTAATGATGACTTAAAAGAAGTTAACTCATTAATTTCGGCTAACCTAGAAATTACAGATAGTTTAGATGTAACTACTACAACTGAGACCATTGACACAACAACTACTAAAGTTACGTTTGCATCATCAGAAGATTTTGGTAATGGTAACTCTAGAAAACTAACAGGGTTTTCTACCTTTAAATATGAATTTGAAAAATTTAAAGTATTGGAAACTAAGTTTGAATTGACACAAACTTTAAGTTTAATGGCTGCAATTGAGAACGTAAATGGAGCCGATAGATTAAAGTTATCGACAAGCTATCCTGGATTAGAGATTAAAGATATTGAAAATATAAACTTAGTTAATAGCAGATTAAATAGAAAAGACCAAAAGAAATCTAGATGGCTAGTTGGTTTTGGTGTTGGATATGGAATTAATTTAAACAATAACCAAGTGATTAGTACTGGACCATCTATTGGTGTAGGACTTTATTGGTCACCTAAATTTTTACAATTTTAAAACATGGCTCAATCAAGCAGATATTTTTACTTAGATTCTGATATTTTATTAGAATTTATTTATCATGACCAAGGAAATCCTTCTAAATATCAAATAGAAGTTGACGATAATGGTAGTGAGGTAAAATTCTTAGACACAGTAAAAGGAATTACTTCAGAAAAAAGACACTTAATTAATGAATTAGGTAGTGCTGTTGTAAACTTTGATGTAACAGAAACTTCAGGATATTTATCAGTTGAAAACTTTGCATCAAGAACTTTACTTTTACAAAACGGAAAAACTTATAAATTTAATTTAAGTTTATTAACAGATCCTAGTTTATTTCAAATCAGTGGAGCTTTAGGGATATACTCTTATTCTGATGTAACTAAGATTGCTCAATTTACACCTAATCAAAATGGGATAATTGAATATTCTTACGAAGGTTTAATTGGAGGTAAAATAATAGTAGACACAAGAGCAAATCCATTATTTGCAAATCCAGATGAAAATACAGGAAACGATATTAATCAAACTATTGGAAGATATCACGCTATAAAATCTGGTAATACTGGTACTAAATATGCACTACTAGGCTATGATTCGACAGGAGATTATGAAATGTTTAATTACGTTAATAATAACGTTGAGTGGGCCGGTGGAAATGAAACTGATCTTTTAAACAACCAAACTAATGCAACTGCAAATATTAATTATATCAAATACGATAGTATTAGGTTACATCTTAGAAGTGGGTATAGTTTTGCTGCCAGAGGATATGAAGGGTTTTTATTCGAAATAGCAACTAAAAGAAATTCAGGTGTCAGGAACAATTTAACACAATTAGTATACTTAAATACTAGTAACTATGAATACGCTAATCCTAAACCTTTTATTTTAGGTGAGACATTATATAGTAAATTTATTGATATTAAAATTCCTACTCTTGTAGAACAGAATGAAGAGTTTAATGATTTATTTTATGGAGATGGAAGTGTAGGTTCTAGTGATTTAGATCCAACTTCTAATTATGAAATGACATTTAAATTAATAGATACATTACAAACTATTAATGGATTTGATTATTTCCTTACAGGTGAAGAGAATAGTTTTACTATTTCTAGAGAAGATGAATTTCAAGATTTTACTGTGGTAGTAGAAGATGCTACTGATGGTGATTACTTTAAGATATACGGAGAAAAAGATAATTCTATAGGAGCCTTTGAAGCGTACATACTAAATCAAATAACTAAGACTTCAGATGATATAGTTGTAATGTTTGATGTTGATGTTTTCGAAACTATAGGAAGTGTTGATATTAAAACATTCCAAACATCGTATACACAATATGAAGATTTCAATACACCTATTGTTTTTAGACCAGTGATTATTAATAGTAATACTGCTTCTAGTTTTTCAGTAGATGTAACTATGAGAATTTGGAATCAAACTGATAATACACAAATAGTAAAAAGAGCTAGTTTAACTTTAACACAGGCTGCAAAGTATGGTAAAAGATTAAACAAGTTAAAAATTAATTCCCCAAATCAGTTAACTGAAGTTTATAATGTTTTACCTGAATTATCTTCTAATAAAATTATAGAAGGAATATTCACAGACAACTTGCCCAAAAGTATAAAATATGTTCCTACATTTATAGAAAGACACAATGTTATTGCATCAAAATCAAAAATAGTGTTTGATTCTTCTAATGAAAATATAATGACACAGAGTATTACTGAGGTAGATACTTCTGAGTTTGTGAATGAAACTAAACTAAATATTGATATACCTCCATTTACTTCATATTATAAATTTGTGATTGCTAAAAGAAAAGGTGATGATGTAGAATTTATTTCTTTTACAAATGCAGAAAATGTAATATTAACATTCGGTGATGGAAAACAAAAATTAAAATTTAATCATATATCAAACAAGGATATTGATATGGGTGAAGGTGAAGTTTTGTTTAAAATAAGTGAAGCTAATGCTAATACTATTAGAGGTATGAAAAACAATAAGTTTTATATTAGTGTTAATAATGGCATTGACGAGAATATGATCATGTCTGGTAAATTTAAGAAATAATAAAAAACAATGATCTTAAATAGTAGAAATAATTCATTCGACTTTAGGTTTCCTAGAGGATTTGTACCTAAAGAAGTTGCTGATAAATATAAAAAATATATTAATAATGTGCCAGGTGGTTTATTATCTGAACCTGTAGATTTTATAAATTATAGCATTCAAGGTATTAATATACCTGGTGTTTCTTTTAATCCGTTAACACAAGAAGATAATGACGGTTCTATAAGATATCACAGGGGTGCTATTCCAATACAAAACACAATTAATAGAGAATTTACAGTTAGTATGCAATTACTAGATGGGTTTATTAATTATTGGATTATGATGGATACACTTTTATGGTATTACGCTAGATCTACTAAGCAATCTCATATAGAATCTCCATTAACTTTAAGAATATTAGATGCAGAAGGAGCATCAGTAGCATATATGGAATTCACAGATTGTATCATGAACTCTATTAATGAATTAAATTTAAATTTTGCAGAAAACGTTGCATCTTTTCAAACATTTGAAGTTACGTTCTTTTATAATAGATTAAACCTTAGATTAGAATTAGAATAAAATAAGATATATAATACATGAAAACATTTAATACATATTTAATTGAAAACGCTGTTAACGAACAGGATTTGGAACTTATTAATGAAGGTCTTCAAGAAACTTGGACTCCGGAGTTAGAAGAGAAAATAGATGCAGCATTAGAATCTTTTGCTTCAGAATATCAAAATGAAGATGGTTCTTATGATATTGAGAGACTTAATGAAGAGATGACTAATGAAGGTTTCTTTGGATCAATTATTGGTGGACTTACCGGTTTTGCTTTAGGGAAATCTATTGGTAAAATGCTAGCAAAAGTTCTTGGTATTCAAAAAGGTGTGTTTTACGATTTATTAACTTCTAGACTTGTAGGTGCCGCATTAGGTGCAGCTCTAGGTAAAAAACTGTAAATGAATTACTTAGCAGTAGATTTTTCTTTAAATTCTCCAGGTTTAGCCATATATAATGATAAAAAAAAGAGTTATCATTTTATTAGTTACATAAAACCAAAAACAGGAACTAAAGCAGAACAAAGACTTCAAGAAGAGATTTCTTTATTAGAAGATGTTACTTTAGTTAATCAACCTGATTTTACAAACAATGAATCTTTCTCAAGTGCCGAACTCTTAAAGGTAAAGAGATATGATAAAATGGCTGATGATTTAATCAACCTAATATTACAAAATTCTTTTGAAGGTGATGGTTTCACTATAGCATTTGAAGGTACTTCTTATGGTTCTAAGATGGGAACTAATAATATGATTGACATGGCAGCAGGAGCCGCAATCTTAAAGCTTAAACTTTTAAAGACCTTAAATCCAGAAGATTTACTTACTGTTGCTCCTACCACAATTAAGAAGTTTGCAGGTAAAGGTAATATGAATAAACTACAATTATTTGAAGCTTACCAAAAAAATGTGAACGAAGACCAAATCTTGGCTAAAAGCCCTTTGTGGAAAATAGTTAAAGACCTAGAAATTGGGAAGAAGATCCCGAAGCCTTTGGATGACTTAGTTGACGCTTATTTTCTCGCAGCATACGTTTCAAACCTCCAAGCCTAATCTAACTTCTGGCTTAACTAACATTTGTTATATGCACTTGCCGAAAAACTGTTTCATTTTATTTTAAAAAAAATTAAAATTAATCCCAGGTGAAACAAATTAAAGGTTAGATATATAATAAGTATAATAACAAAAGTATTAATTACATGTTAGTTACAACAGATTACCTTCGTTTATTAAGCATCCTACAAAAAATGGTGATAGCGAACCAGCTTACTGAAAAGCAAGCGTCAGAGTTACTTCACAAATCAGGACTGATTAAGTTAAAGGAGAATAAATGGAAGGAACCTTCTGGAGCAATCTTAACAATTAATTGAAACTATTTATTATTATACAATATAAGGAAACGAAAGAACATTAAAGTAATTTCAAGGTAAACAATTAACAATTTTAACAAACTAAACAATTTAAAGGTATGAGTGATTCATTTGACATTTTTAACTTGGGCGTGGAAGACGTAGAAACGCACCAAGTACAAGCAAGTAGTTCTACTAACGAGATCTACAAACCAACAGCAGACGATGGTAAAGACGGAACTTACAAAGCATTAATACGTTTTGTGCCAAATCCAGAAAACCCTCGTAATTCCCTAATCCAAAAATATGTACACTGGTTAACAAACTCTAGTGGCGATGGTAAATTAGTTGATTCTCCAGCAACAATCGGAGAAAAATGCCCTATCGCAGATGTATTTTGGAAGTTGCGTAAATCAGATTCAGCTGTAGATAGAAAATCTTCAGATAAACTAAAAAGACGCCAACAATACTATTCTTTAGTAAAGATCGTAAAAGATCCACAAAATCCAGAACTAGAAGGTACTTACAAAGTATTTAAATTTGGATATAAAATTAAAGAAAAGATAGACGCAGAATTAAAACCAAACTTTGGTGAGCCAACACAAGTATTCGATTTATTCGAAGGTAAAAACTTTGAGTTAGTTATCACTAGACAAGGTGAATATAATAACTACGATACATCTAAATTTTCTTCTAGTAAGTCAGCTATTATTATGGGCGATGCCCCGGCAGAACGTAGTAAAGAAACTATGACTACTATCAAAGAAGAGTTAGAAGCAGCTCCTTCATTAAAAGGATATGATTATCAAGCATGGGACGAAGATACAAGATCATTTGTAAATGATGTATTAAGAATGTATCTTAATCCGGGTGATTCAATTGCATCGATGACATCAAGTGCTCCAAAGGCAGCAACTAAAACTGCAACAGCAGTAAAAGAAAAACCAGCGGCAGCACCAGTGACTTCAACGTCGGAATCAACTTCAAGTGTATCAACAGATGATGATCTAGATTCTTTCTTGAATGACCTCGACATCTAATAACAATATAGAACTTACTGAAGAGTTAAAGGATAAAATAAGATATGCACTTAAGCAAGTAGTATCTCAAATACATTCTACTCCTAATAAGAAGCTACTAAAGGACATGCATGGGCGAATAACCTGTGCATGTCCCTATTGTGGCGATTCTCACTCGGACGATACCAAGAAAAGAGGTAATATATTTTGGGATACACTACAGTATCATTGTTATAATTGTAGTTATCATACTAATCTATATTCTTTTTTAAAGGATCATGATGTTAAGATGGACACATCTAATGACTCTTTTATGGTTATCGATTACATCAAACAAAATAAAATACAGGTAAACCCAGAGTCTGTATTGAAACACCAGGCGCTAGAAAAGATACATAATCTAGCAATTGATGTTGAAGAATTCAAGAAACATTTTAAAGCTAAAGTAATAGAACCAGGTGATTGGATTTGGTTTCAATTAAAAGATAGGTTATTACATAATCGATCTGAAGAATTTCTATATTCAGATAAAGAGTTTCGTTTGTGGATTCTTAATTATAGTACAGATGGCAAAATTATAGGTGCACAGACACGTAGAATGAAAGGGTATGGACAGAGATATTTAACTTATGATTTGCCAAAATTATATGAAGAAATGGGTAAGCCATTAGAAATGAGCAATGAGGAACTAAACACACTTACAAAGATATCAACACTTTTTGGAATTATGCAATTAAATTTCCAAAGACCAATAACAATGTTCGAAGGTCCTTTAGATGCTAAATTCATGAATAACTCGTTGGCCTTAGCAACTGCAGGTAGATCAACTGATGATTTTGATGAGATACCAACTGTTAGGTATATGTTTGATAATGACGCAACGGGTAAAAAGAAAATGGCAGAAAAGTTAAAGAAAGGACGTCCCGTTTTTATGTGGACTAAATTTCTTAGCGAAAATAAACTAGATACATATAATATTAAGGATCTAAATGATTTAATATTGAAGTGTTTTGAGCTTAAAATCGATGCTCACAAAAAGATCGATAATTATTTCACTTCTAATCAATTAGATTTATGGTATGTATAGAAACGATTAACAACATGGTTGAGGATAACTTTGATGAGTTCCAAAAAGACAGTGATAGATTTAAGGGTATGAAACTTTTGATAGATTTCAAGCCATTAGATCTTAGCGTCAATTCTCCAGAAATGGAAATGCCAAAACCTAAATTTAAGAAGAGGCAAATAACATCAAAATTTATTAAACCAAATCCTAACAAGAAATCATTATTTTAATATGACTAAAGAAAACATACTAGCATTAGACGGAAAATTAAGTAGACAAAGAACTGAGTGGACAAACAATATAAAAAAGTTGGCACAGAGTTTGAGAAACTTAAATTTAATGGAAGAAACAATTGCTGAAGTTTTATCTTCGCGTCAATCTCTAGTAGAACAAATGTCGTATTTAAATATGAAAGTAAAAGAACAAAAAGCAAAAGTAGCTATTAGATATAGAGAAGCCTATATTAGATACTATGAATATGATTATAAACTCGGAGAAAAACAAAAAGAAAGATTTATAGAGACAGACTTAGCAGACGAAAACATGATATTGTCTCATCTAGAAAATCAAGTTGAGTTTTTTAAAGATTCGGTAAAAACCCTAGATAATATGGGATTTGCCATTCGTAATAGACTAGCATTAAAAGATCTATAACGAAAAATAAAAATGCTCTAACAATGTGGAGCTTAGTTTAACTGAAAATAAACAGTTGCTACGTATTGATGAAGCAACTGAATTAGAACTGGAACAACTCAATATTTCTTTAAATAGAAGAATTGATTCATGGCGATTTAATCCTTTGGTTAAAAAGGGTTTATGGGATGGATATGTTTCATATATAAAAGATGATAAATGGATTCCTTCAGGATTATGGAGAGAAGTCATGCAGATATGTAAAGAATATAAATTTGAGTTTAAACTCAATGGTATTACTGACATGTTTGATACCAATATTAATCAAGAAAAATTTACAAAATGGGCTTTAGACTTTTTCGAAAAGTCAGAGATAACTCCAAGAGATTATCAAATAGAGGCAGCATTTAATATACTAAAATTTAGAAGATGCTTAAGTGAGCTTGCAACTTCTGCGGGTAAAACACTGATATCATTCTTAACAGTATCATATTTACTAGAACAACAAAAAGCAAAAAAGATTTTATTTATTGTACCCAATGTATCATTAGTTGTACAAGCGAGTGAAGATTTTCTAGACTATAATTATAGAAATGCAATAGATATTAAGGTACAGCAAATATACAGTGGTCAAAAATTAAGGCCAGGTAGGAATGTTATTATTGGAACATATCAATCACTTGTTAAAAAAGATAAAGCATATTTTGCAGAATTTGATGCAGTAATTGTTGATGAAACACACAAAGCAAAATCAGCCTCTATTAAAACTATTTTACAAAAGTGTATTAATGCAGATTATAAATATGGTTTATCTGGAACTATTCCAAAAGAAGGCACATTAGATAGATTAACTCTAATGGCATATACTGGTCCATTAATTACAGAAATAAGTGCACATTATTTACAAAACGAAGGGCATATAGCAGGTTGTAAAGTAAAGGTAATTAAAATGGACTATGCACCTCAATCTACAAAAGACGCATTTAGAGAAATGTCCCAGAATAGATATGAAAGTAAAGACGTTTTTAAATTTGAGCAAAACTATGTGATCAATTCACCTGGAAGACTTAATTTTATAACAAGTATTATCTCCAGGGTTAAGGGTAATAGTTTAGTTCTTTTTCATAGAATTGAACATGGTAAAAAAATATATGAAAAACTCAGACAAGAGAGTGATAAATCTGTTTATTATGTTGATGGTGGAATTGATAAAGATATTAGGGAAGAACACAAAAAGAAAATGGAAGCTGGAAACCAAGTCGTCATTGTCGCTTCATATGGTACATTCTCAACTGGTATATCCATCAAGAAAATCCACAACATATTCTTCACAGAATCATTTAAATCGGAAGTAATTATTAGACAATCTATCGGTAGAGGTTTAAGGCAACATAGCTCTAAAGACTCGGTCAATATTATAGATTTTGTAGATGATTTAAGTTCTCCTGATTGGGACAACTATCTAATAAGACACTCCAAAGAAAGACAAAGGATCTACAAGGAACAGAAGTTTAAGTATGATATAAAAAATGTAGATTTTGAAGGAGATATATAATAAAATAATAACATACAAAAAAATAACAACACTATGTATAAATTAAAATCTTTTGATCAGTTTTCTACTGAATCACAAATCAATAGATCTAGACAAGTAGAAGAAGAAAACTCTACTAAAAGAAGTACTGAAGCAGAAACATATAAAAATTTACTTGGTGAATTTAAAGTTACTTCTATCAAAGAATTAACTGAAGAGCAAAGAATCGAATTTTTTACTAAGTTAAGAGGCGCTGAGATTAACGAAGCAACTGTTTTAATTGAAGAAGGAACTAGAGGACAAATTGGTAAAATCGATAAAAAAGGAAATATCACTTCTGTATATATGCATTATGATTCATATCCTGAAAACATATTACCTATTATAACTTCAACTTTTAAAGATGGTAAAAATGTAGATTTTATTCTTAAGAATGGAGACAGTTCGGGTTTAGATAAAGATGTTAAGAAGATTAATTTCTACGGGAACTTTACAGCGTCTAAGGGTAAAGTTGCTAATATATCTAAATATCTAAGGGATGTTGCTGATGGCGGCGGTGCTGAATTCGTATACTTATGGGATGAAGCCAACAAAGAATGGTTAATGGCAGACATTTACGGTAAAGGATATGATGATGTTTACCCAGCGTTTGAATCTTTAACTACTTCAGTAAATGAAGCTATTTCAGTTCAATATAAAAGAGACGCAAAAAAAGTTTTAACAGTTTATAAAAATTTATTTACTAAGAAACTAACAGATTTTGGTGCAATGGACAAAGTAGGTACATTAGGTTGTATTAAGTATCTTTTTGAAGAAGCGATGACAGATGCTAATTTCCACAGAGAGAAAGTTATATCTAAGAATATTAAAGGTAGAATAGGTTCATTTGAATTAAAAGTAGCAGGTTTAGGTAATCACTTTTTAACAATAGGTGCTACTACTACAAAAAGAATTTTAGATAAACATTATAGTGACCTTGCAAATGCAGCTGGTTGGTCAGGAATCGGAATTGTTGAAGGTACTGCTCTTTATTTAGAGAGTATTAAAGAAGAAGCTTCAGGTCAAGCTCTATTAAATGCGTTTAACATGTTTGAGTCATTTGCGTATGACGAAGGAGATGCTATCAATGAGAAATCATATGATAAAAAGTCTTTAATGAAAGCTATGAAAGCAGATGATGGCATGATTCAATTAGGAAATGGACAAGAGTATGTTATTTATGCATATGGTAATGGCAACGATAACAATGATGATATGTGGGGAGATAAAACAATCTTTGGATTAGATCAAGACGGAGAAGAACATGAGATTAAATATTCTGACATTGTAAGTTATAATGAAGCTACTGTAGTAATGGATGCAATGGATCCTAAATCAAAGATACTTAAAAAACTTTTAAAGAAACATAACGTTAAAATGAAAGTTTTAGATCCTAGTGGACCAAGTGGTTGGCCAGAGGTTGAAATGACAGGTTCAAGAGAAGATCTGCAAGCAGTTTTAGCATCTGAAGATGGTTGGGACGACGCTGGTCTAGAAGAATATATTGAAGAATCAGTAGTTACTGAATCACACCCAAAATGTTCAAATAAAAAAGGACATGCATACAAAGAAATTGACAAAGACGGAACTGTAGAATGTGAATATTGTGGTTTAAGAAATTCATTAAGTGAATCAGAGGTTACTGAAGCTAAATTTGTTAAAGAGTTTGACGAGGCTGTTTTAAAAGCAACTACACAAGAAGAGGTTCTTGAAATTTATCCAAACGCAGAATTCTTTATTGGCAAATCAGATCATTTCTTTGGAGAGTTTGATGAAAATTTATTCTTTAAAGCATATTATACCAAAGGACAAAAAGAATTTGAAATCAAGTCAATTTATTCTGAAAAAAACAGTAACTATGTTCACTTATATAATGAATCAGTAGTTACTGAAGCTAAAGGCTTTAAAAACACAACAGATTTCGAAAAATTCTTAATAGAAATTGATGGAATGGGAGAAGCTCAAATTAAAAAGATAATGGGTAAAGATTATATCGATACTCCTGGTTATTATCAAGATGAAAAAGATGATTATGATGATGTGGAAGATTTTATGAGATCTAATATGGGCACTTCAGAATTTGAAAAACTTGAATCATGGTGGGAAAGCAACGTTGCAGAATCAGTAGTTACTGAAGCTGAAGTTAATTCAGATGAAGAATTTGAAGAATATGCGGTAACTGTTTTACAAAAAGCATTTGGAGAAGATTTTGACGAAGCTAAATCTAAAAAAGTTATAGACGGTATTTTATCTAAAGCAGATGGAGATTATGGTACTGCAGTTGGTATGCTAACTAGCTCGTTAGGACAATAATAAAATAAGATAAATACCTTATGAAGATCTTTACTAATTTCAATGAATTTATAACTGAGAGTGTACGTACTAGTACAACTGAGTCCCTTATTTTAGAAGGTGGAGCAGCGGGCCATATGTCACATCCATTTGATGAAAAAGATTTAACATTCGGTGACTTTAAAAAAATTGTTGAAGCTGGTCTTCAAGGAGAATTAAACTTTGAAGAGGTTGCAACAGAAAAAACAGACGGCCAAAATTTATTTGCCACCGTAAGAAACGGAGTTACTCTATTTTCTAGAAATAAAGGCCAATTAATTAGCCCAGTCGATTTAGCCGGTATTATAAAAATGTTTGAACAGCATGAAGTTCCCTTAGTAAGAGAAACATACGTGTTTGCTGCTAAAGACCTAAATGAAGCTCTTCCAAAGATGAAGGATCAGTCTATATTTAATGAAGGTAAGAACTTTATTAATATGGAATTAATTTACTCTAAGAATCCTAATGTTATTTATTATGAAAGAGATGTTTTACAATTCCATGATATTAAGGAAACTGATGGAAATGGAAATATTATTGGAGAGCAAAAAATAGCAGGAGAGCTGGTTTCCGCATTAAAAGAAGTTGATGCTGATGTTCAAAAAACATTTACAATAATTCCCCCTCAAATATTAAAATTAGGAAAAGATATTGATTTCGAAAAAAATCAATCTAAATTCATCAAAAAGATTGAAGCACTAAGAGATCGTTATGGTTTATTAGATACTGATTCAGTTTCAAGATATCACGAAATGTGGTGGAGAGAAACTATAGATAGAAACTTTCCAGATACAGAACAAGATTATAAAGAAGGTTTATTATTAAGATGGGCTTATGGTGATAAGAAGACTTTAAACATGAGATCTTTAGACAAATCGTTAGGTAAAGATAAAGCATCTCTTATTAAGAAATTTGACAAAGAAGATGTTAAAAAGAAATATAAAGAAAACATTAGACCGTTTGAAGATTTATTCTTAGAACTAGGATCTATAATTCTTAAAAATGCTTCTAATTTTGTAGCAGCAAATCCAGACAAGGAAATGCAAAGATTACATAATCAAATAAGAACAGAAGCTGAAGCTATTAAAAAAACCGGAGGTGAATCTCAAATTGCAAGAGTAGAAGCTGAACTTGCCAGATTAGATAGAATTGGAGGAATAGAATCTATTATACCAACTGAAGGAATAGTTTTTGTGTACAAAGGAAAAACAATGAAATTAACAGGTACGTTTGCAGCCATTAATCAATTAATGGGTATCATAAAATACGGAAGATAATGGCATTACAAAATTTAAGAACATATTTTCAATCAACTAACATTAATGACTTTAATTCAATGTTGAAATTAACATGTGTTGTATCGGAAAAAATACAAGCATCTTCGTTTCATGTTAAAAGTACTAGTACCGGTTATGAATATTTTAAAAGCGGTTCTAAACATAAAATGGATAAAGTAGATAGAACTATGGTAAGATACTATGAAAATGGTATTAATTACTTTAAGGCTATTCCTAAAGATGTAAAAGAAGATATGCCACATGATTGGAAATTCGGATTTGACTACATGATAGACAACAAAACAGTAGATATCGAATACGAAAGTCTTCCTAAAAACCATCTAATACTAACACACATACAAATATTAAATCCTAAAAACCCTACACAAATTAAAAAAGTTATTAGAGATCCACAGATCTTAAATAAGTGGGCAGAATTATTAGGGGTACAAAAACCACCTGTTATATTTCAAGGAGTTTTACAATCAAATCAAAAAGATGACTTAATTAGATTACTAGAACTTTCTGATTCTGATTTTAAAATCAAATTCAAAGATCAATCTTTTACAAGAGCCATATTTAATATATTCAACATAGGTCTTAATAATCCAACTTTAAATTCTAATTTAGATAATGACATAGACGGTTTAATAGTAAACTTCTATGAAGGTAAAAATCCAAAAAGTTTTAAACTTGAAAGATTTGACAGAAAGGATATTCAAAAAAGAGAGCCATCTGACATGTATCAGATCGCTATATTAGATTTAGTAGAGTATATTACAGAGTTTAATCTTGAAGAAATTTCTTTAGAATCAGAAGATTCAGCAGAAAGGTATATTGAATTAATTTCACACATCTTCAATGCATACATTGAAAAGAATGCTTCTAAATATGTAGGAGCTAGCTTTAATTCTGCAGATTTTTCAGAAAACAAAGGTTTTAAATTAAACCCAGCCTTTATCACAAATGAAAAAACACTATCATTAATACAAAATAAAGTTTTATCAGAATTGTATAAAATAGCTTTAGGTAGTTTTAGAAAAAAGAGAAACAAAGAAACAGATATTATTAATAAAGATTTAATGTCACAGATCAATGAAATAGTTGATAGTATAGATGCAATAGTAATGGCAAAAACAAATGAAAATGATGTTCTTAACTTTAAATCATATTTGTTAAATCAAAAATTACAATATAATGAATCTCCTGTTTTAGAAGCGTTAAAGGTAGATTATCCAGAACATGGTAAGAAATTAGTAAATATGTTTGTTGGTAGATTCCAGCCCTTTACATTGGGTCATGCTAAAGTAGTTGAAACTATTCATAAGCAAAATGGCCACCCAGTTGTAATCTTATTAGTAAAAGCCAAGAACAAGAAAAAAGAAGATGCATTTAAGAGACCTTATGATGAGGAAACTCAAGTTGAAATGATCAATAGATTAAAATCTAAATATCCAATTGAAGAAGTTTTCGTAATTCCAACAGGTGGTATTGACACTATGTTTAATGCAATGAGGCCAAAATATGAACCAGTATTATGGGGAACCGGAAGCGATAGAATGAAAACTTATGGATTTCAAGTAGATAAACCAGAATATAGAGAAGATCTTGGTGTTAGAACTGATTTTGGACTTTATGAAATACCAAGAACTGGTAAGAATATATCAGCAACACAAGTAAGAAACGCAATGTTAGATGGCGATGAGAAGCTATTTAAGAAGCTAACACCTAAGCCAGTACATGATATGTATAATGAATTAAAATCTAAACTGGAAGATTCTATGGGGGTTTTAGAAGAGGCTGAAATAGCAACATTAACATTCGATCAATTTATCAAGAATATATAATAAAAAACAATAATATTATCACATGGATATTAACGAAGAACCATTAGAAGAAAGAAACATCACAGTTAAGAGAAAATATACTGAAAACCATCCTGCAAAAACTGTTGGTAAAGCAGCTAAAATTAGAAATAAAGTATTAGAAGCTATTAAAGATGGTAAAATTTCCCAAGAAGAATTTAAAAGTATTGTTAAGGAAATGACAACTGATTCTACAAGATGGTTAAGAAGAAACACACCATATTTTAATGTAAGCGAAGATGGTATCTCTCTTTCTAAAACAGGTATGAGAATCTTAAAATCAATTACTCCATCAACAGAAGTTACACTTAATGAAAAGGCAACTCCTTTTAAAATTGCAAATGCAATGGCAGAAGAAATGTTTGGAGAATTTGGAGTAGCAACTTTAGATTACGATGATTTAACTAGAGTGATAGATATTAAAAAAGCAGATAAATTATCTAAAAAGTATGGAGAAAATAGTTTTATGTCATTAACTGAAATAGACATGGAAGAGCTTTTGAATAAAAATCCAAAATTAGTAAAAGAAAATACATCAAATATAAAAATGGAAACACCAAAAAACAAAACAATATTTATTTATGAAAGCTTTAGTGAATTCGTAAATTCATTATCTAACGAATTAGTTACTGAAGCATTTGGTTCACAAAGACTTGCTGAGCTATTTAGAGGAAAATCTGGTAAATTAGACAAACACTTAGCAAGCGCATTTTATGGTTCTACTAAAGTAGCATTAGATAAAGTACAAGATGAAGATCTTATTACTACTGATCCACAAACCGCATATAAAGCAAAACAATCAAATTCTATTATTTTCTATATTTCAGACAATGAAAAAGAAAATCCACATGCACCTTATGATGCATATCAAGGCAATAAAGTTATTCCAGGTGGAGGTTATTTATTAGCTGTTACTTCTGGTGGTAATAAATTCTATGATCAAGTTTGGTCTTCATCTAGTAGATATGGCCGCTCAAAAAACAGGGATAGAAATCTTAAACAAGTAGATAATAACCCAACAGATTCAATAGGTATTGGTAAAAAATACAAAGGATGGGATGCAACTGGACTTTATAACGTAAAGAGAATTGCAGAAGTTGCGGATAGAGCTATTGTCATTAATGTTGATTTATTACAACAAAAGTATTCAACTGTAAACAAAAGAAATGATAGACACGCTGCAAAATCAGGAGCTACAGCATTTAAATCACATGATGATTTTAAATCTGAAAACAAGAAAAGATACGAAACTATTTTAGCGAACAACGCAGCTAAATTACCACTAGATAAAATGGTCTCGGATGCAATTGACGAATTAACTGCACAAATTCAAAATGGATTAAAAAAAGGTGAGAAAACCAAATATGGTGAAATCATGATCGGAACAAACAAAAGAGGATCTGTTGTTAAATTAAGAGATGCTTCTAATCACATGTCAAATATATTAGATGACTATTCTAGATATTGTGATTATGTTAGACAAGGTGAAGAATCTAAAGAAAGATATGGTTCAGCTGAGAGTTGGTACGAAAGAGAAACTAAAAACTACGCTAAGAATATCAAAGATAGAATTAATAAAATCAAAACCTTCGATTACGCTTGGTAATCAAAAAAACATTTATAAAAATGAAACGCATACCAACATTTGAGTCATTTGTAAATGAGTATTCTACAATCGTAGAAACTACGAAAATGCTCAAGGCCTTAAAGAAGGTAGTAAAGAAAGCAGATTCTTTTGAAGAAATCGGTGAAGAACTAGAAGATCTTGACTATAAAAAAGAATATCAATGGGAATTAGTTAAAGACGGTTCATA